CTTTCTTCCTGAGCCAGACTGGACATGATAGTCAGGAGCAGTTCGCCCTTCCCATCAAATGTCCAGATGTTTTCCTTCTCGGAGTATATGCAGAATTTAGTATCGTATGGGATTGTTCAGAAATGCCCAGAAATAAAGGGTTTTGTGCGGTTTGCCGACCGCTGAAATGTGGTATCTTGAAGGATTTTCAAGCGACTTTTGGTATCTTTAAGCGACAAATAAGCGACAAATTTTAACCGCCCGGAGCGGTTCTTTTTTATGCTCATTTTCACTTTGTCCGCCTGAACAGCGCCATATCTACCGCCTGCATTGCCCGCGCTTCACTTTCCGCGAATACGTGCGAATAGGTGTCAAGTGTGGTTTTCGTTGTGCTGTGTCCTAACCTGTCCGCAATGACCCTTGCGGCAACGTCGGAGTTAATCAGCAGGCTAGCGTGTGTGTGGCGCATACTGTGCAGGTGTAAATCTTGCGGCAAGTCCGTTCCGGCTATGATACGCTTCAATTTGTTGTTCATGTTGGTTCCCAGATAGAAGCCGCCGGACTGATTCGTAAAGACAAGGTTTTTGTCTTTCCATGCGTTCCCCAGCTTTAGCCGCTGTTCCGCTTGCGCCGTCCTGTGTTTCTTCAACAGCCCTATGATATATTCAGGCAGAATGATACGGCGTGTGCTATCTATGGTTTTCGGTTCCTGTCTGACGTATTCAGCCCCTACCTTTACAAGCGTGTGCCGTATGAACATCATACCCGTTTCAAGGTTTATATCTTCCCAGTACAGCGCGGACAGTTCCCCGGCGCGGATGCCTGACGCAATGAACAGGTTGATAATGACTTCAAACTGAAAGTCCGGCTGTTGTGAAAGCAAGTCTAACAGTTCGTGGCATTGCTGTTCATTCAGATACGCGGCGGGCGCTGTGTCCACTTTAGGCGGCGTTACAAGCTTGCAGGGATTACGGCGCATGATTTCCTTTTTTACCGCCGCCGTGAATATCGCGGACAGGTTCAGTTTCAGCTTGTTTGTTGAAGCCCCGGACAGACCGCGCTTTTCTGTAACGTCGTCAAATACCTTGTCAATCTTCAAGCCCAGCGCGGCGGCGACCTTTTCAGCCGTTGCCCGTGATACCGTCCCGCCGCCCAGCATGGTGTAAAGCGTGGTTTTCTCAATACCGGCCTTATCCGCCAATTCCTGACGCTTCATTCCGTCAAACAGCGCCTTGTCTTTCAGCCGGAAATGCTGTTCCATGTTCCCGCTGTGCTGCAATTCTGCAAACAGGCTGTCCAGCATCGGCGGCGTGATGTTTTTCAGCTTTTCCCGCCCGATCACAGGCACAATGTGGTCATATATGCCCTTGCGGTAATTGACAAGCACGTTAGGCTTGAGCGTTTGCGGGGCGACCGTGGAATAATACCATTCTGCCAATTCTGAAAACGTCCTGTTTTCATCAAGGGCAACATAGCCCCTGATTTTTTCTTCCCACGTTGCAGCGAACGCCTTTGCAAGCTTTTCAGCCTTGCCCGCTGTCACCCCGTCCGGCGGGCGAAACGTCGTTGTTTTCTTGCGCTGCTTGCCCTGTTCATCATACCCCATATAGGCGGTAATGGTGAACGTTTCCCCGCGTTTCCTGATACTTGCCATCGTGTCACCCCTTCTTTATCTCTGCCCGCTGTGCGGCAAGCCGTTCAATGATATTCGCCTGCGCTTTGTCCATCTTATCCGTAAACACCTGCAAGTTATCAATATCGGAAAGAAGCCCTGACAGCACGGACAGGAAAGCGGCTTTCCCGCCCGCCGTCAACAGGTGGAACGCAAACAGCACGTCCGCGTCCGCCCCGTTGCTGTCATATTCAGCCCTGACCGCTTCAATCTGCGCTTTGTTCATGGAGCCGCCGAAACGGTTCAACAAATCGTATTCCCGGAGAAAAGCCGCCGTTTCTTCAATCCGCTGTGTTTCCCTGCGCTGCATTTCGCTGGCAAGCAATCTGTCAAGAATCGGTTCGGAGAAATTCAAGGCAATCTGTTCTTCATACGTCCGTTCAGGAACGGGCTTTCTTGCTATGGCTACAATGTCGCTGTACTCAAACCGCCTGTCCAACAGGGAAAGCGGGGAAATCTCATAGATTTCACACAGCTTTGAAAGTACGTCCAAAGACGGCTGAACTTTGTCATTTTCCCAGTTCGTCAAGGAAGTAGGCGCACAATTCAACTTTTCCGCAACGTCCGACTGTTTCAAACCTTTGTTCAGACGGGCGTTTTTCAGCTTTTCACCAAACGTTGCCATAAGATACCGTAACCCCCTTCAAGATTCTTGACGATAGTATACCACAATCGAATTGAGATTGCAATAGGCTATTTCACCTGAATTAAATTTATTTATCCACTTGACACTTCATTTGTTTTGTGGTAGTATAATCACAGATGAATTGTGTTCAGATTTACGGGCGCAATTCAAATGAAGCAGACGGAGGGAACGACCGTGGAGAAGAAACCCGCAATGACCATCAAGGAAACGGCAAAGGAATTCCAGTTCCCGGAATTTGCTATCCGTTCCCTTGTGAAGCGCGGCGCGTTTCCTGTTATACAAGTTGGAAACCGCGTTTATATCGTCCGCGATGTTTTCGCGGAATACTTGAAGGAAGGGGGAGCAAAGTATGTTGCTGCACGTTGACAGCGCGAAATACAGGGCGAAGCCCACAAAGGCAGAAATCGGCGCTATCAAGTGCAGGTTCGCCAAATCGGCAAGTATAAAGGAAATGACCGTCAATCAGATTGCGGCCTGCCTGCTTGCGGGGCGGACGGTACAGCCCGGCGTTACCCCCTTTTCAGAAGCGACAAAGGCAAAGGGCTACAAAGGCACGGCGGACAGCGATTTTACCCAGCAGACCCTTTTCATGTCCGATATAGACAATGAAAAAGAGGATGCCCCGCAGGAAACCCCGGAGCATATCGCGGAACTGCTGGCGGAGTTCAACCTGAAACCCGTGTTCATGTATGAAAGCTTTCACAGCACGGCGGCGCAGAAACGTTTCCGGTTCGCCGTCGTGTGTGATGAAGCTGTCACCGACCGCGCCGAACGTGACGCGATACAGGGCGCGTTAATCGCCCTGTCCCCGCAATCTGACTATGGGACGGCAAACGCGGACAGGATGTATTTCGGAACCGACAAGGGCATGATAGAAGGGTTTACCGACTATGAAGCCGTTTGCCGGAAAGCTGACCTGCTGGCGCTTGCAGGCAGGTATCAGATGCCCGACAAGGACGAACAGCCCCAGACAGCGCCGAACGCTGGCAAGGGCAAAAAGGCGGCGGTAAAAGCTGACGGCGCAAAGTTTGGGCAGACCATCCCGACCGGGCAGCGGCACGCAACCCTTGTGAAGTTCGCTTCTACCGTGCTGACCAAATACGGCATTACGGAACAGGCGCATGAAGCCTTTATGCAGCGCGTGGCGCAATGCGAGGAACCGAAACCCGACGATGAAATATCCAAAATCTGGCGCGATGCCTGCGCCTACTATCAGCGCAGCATAGCGACAAACCCGGACTATCTGACCCCGGCAGAATACGCGGCGCAGGACTTTGCAGAAACCTATGAACCCCTGGACTATACCGACGTGGGGCAGGCAACTATCTTCACAAAGCTTTACGGCGACCGGGTGAAGTATACCCCTGCAACAAAGTTCGTTGTCTACAACGGGCAGGTTTGGCAGGAAAGTGAAATCAAGGCGCAGGGGCTTTCACAGGAATTGACGGACAGGCAGCTTGAAGAAGCCCGCTGGCGCGTCCGCCGTGCGCAGGACGTTTTGAACGCTGCTGTTGAGCGGGGCGACGAGGACGAAATAGACGCGGCAAAAGACGCCCTTGCATTGCAGGAAAATTACCGCAAATACGTGTTGGGGCGGCGCAAGTCAGACAAGGTGAAAGCGACCCTGACGGAAACCCGGCCTAAAGTTGAAATAGAAGTTGCCCAGCTTGACGCAGACGGCTATCTGCTGAATACACCCGGCGGCACAGTTGACTTGCGCACGGGCGAGATAAAGCCCCACAACCCCGCCAATTACTGCACAAAGATCACGACCGTTGCGCCGGACACGGCGAACGCTGACATATTCGCGGCGTTCATGGAGCGCGTGACCGTGGGCGACAAATCGCTTGAAAGATACTTGCAGGAAGTTGCCGGAATGTGCGCCGTGGGGCGCGTGTTGCGTGAAAACCTGATAATCGCCTATGGCGAGGGCGGCAACGGGAAATCTACCCTGTTTAACCTGCTGGCGCGTGTGTTGGGCGATTATTCCGGGGCGCTGTCCGCTGAAACGCTGACCGCGAATTGCAGAAAGAACAAATCGCCGGAATACGCGGAACTGCGCGGCAAGCGGTTAATCATTGCAGCCGAACTTGAAGAGGGTATGCGCCTTGATACCGCTATCGTGAAAAAGCTGTGTTCTACTGACCCGATTTTAGCGGAGAAGAAATACAAAGACCCGTTCACGTTCATTCCGTCCCATACCGTGATTCTGTACACAAATCACCTGCCCAAAATCGGAACCAACGATAAAGGGACGTGGGACAGAATCGTAGCGGTTCCCTTCAAGGCTAATTTCAGGGGCATGAAGGGCGAAATCAAGAATTATGCGGACTACCTGTTTGACCATTGCGGCGGCGCTGTGCTGATGTGGATTATACAGGGCGCGCAGCGGTTCATTGCCAATGACTACAACATTGAAATGCCGGATTGCGTCAAGCGGGCGATTGAACAGTACAGGGCTAACAATGACTGGCTTGAAAACTTCCTTGCGGAGTGTTGCGAGATTGACCCGCGCTATACCCAGAAATCCGGCGAACTGTACACGCGCTATAAGGCGTATTGCGACGCAACAGGCGACTACAGGCGGAGCCTTGCGGACTTCAAACAGGGGCTTGCTATGGCGGGCTATGACACGCGAAAAACCATGACGGGCGCGATTGTATACGGCTTGCGCGTGGTGTCGGAATTCGTGGAAGTCAACGAACCTACACCGTGGGACAGTCCGCCGCTGACCGGGTAAAAGCCTTGCGGGGCAAGGGATATGACGACCAATGACGATGATATACAAGACTTTCAAAAGTCAAAAAAAGCTGTCCCACGTAAAGAAGTTTGTAAATGGTCGTCATTCATCGTCATACCCCCCGGCAAGCGAGAAAAAACGCAAGCCCAAATGACCGGCGGCGGAGATCACTTTTCCCCCAAAGGGCAAAAACGATTTTGAGAAAGGAGCGGAACCAATGAGCATACTTGCAAGGCTGTTCGGCAGACAGGCGAAACCGCAGGCGTTCATAGAGATCAATAACACGTTCAACAGCTTTTCCGGCACGGGCTACAATTCAGCGGCGTTCCGGGCGGCGGTTGACGCAATCGCACGGCACACGGCAAAGCTACAGGCGCACAGCGCGGACAGCGGCCTTGAAACCCTGCTGACGCAAGCCCCTAACGCCTATATGTCCGGCTATGACCTGCTGTATAAGACGGCAGCGGCCTACTTCACCCATAACAACGCATTCATGCTGTTGCAGCGCAATTCCCAGCTTTACCAGAATTCTGACAAAGCTGAAAAGGGTGTCGCTTCAATCTACCCCCTTAACCCCGCAAGCGTGGAGTTCAGACCCGGCAGCGACGGCGCGTTATACCTTGAATGCAACTTCCCTGACGGGCGCCAGGTGACTTTCCCCTATAGTGACATCATCCACCTGCGGCGGCATTTCCTGACCAATGACCTGTTGGGGGACAGCAACGCGCCGTTGTATTCCCTGCTGGACACGGCGGACACGCTGAATCAAGGCATATCCGCAAGCGTGAAAAACGGAACGTCCATCCGGGGCGTGCTGAAATTCACTTCCCTTGTCAATCCGGCGCAGGTGAAAGCGGAAAAGGAACAGTTCGTTTCCGACTACTTCAACCCGGCGAACAATGGCGGCATTGCGGCGACTGACCAAAGGTTTGACTTTGTGCCCGTGGGCGTGACCCCCTATAACGTGCCCAAAGAACAGGTTGAAGCCGTCAACAGGCAGATATACGACTATTTGGGCGTGGGCGCGTCCATCATAAACGGAACCTATACGGAAAACGAATTCAGCGCGTTCTATGAAAGTATTGTGGAACCGTTCGCATTGCAGCTTTCACAGGAATTCCGGCTAAAGACGGGCGCGGAAATCACGTTCACGGCGGAACGCATGGAATTTTCAAGCGCGGCAACGAAAATCAAGCTGTTGCATGAAGCCGCACCGTTAGGGCTTATCACCGTGAATGAAGCCCGTAAACTGCTGGCATTACCGCCTGTTGCTGACGGGGACAGGCGTTTGCAATCCCTGAACTATGTTTCCGCTGACAAGGCGGACGCATACCAACTTGAAGAAAGCGAGGTATCACCAAATGGAAAGACGGAACCTTGAAGTCCGGGCGACTGACGACCGCACGTTAGAAGGTATCGCGGTAGTATTCAATCAGCCCGCCCAAATCGGCGCTATGACGGAGATTATACACCCTGACGCATTGCGGGGTGTTGACCTTGACGGAATTGTGCTGATAACCAATCACGACGGCAGCGGAATTCCGCTTGCGAGAAGCCCGAAAACCCTTGCCCTGACCGTCACAGACAAGGGGCTTGAAATGCGGGCAAGCCTGCCTGACACGGAGCAGGCGCGGGCGGTATATGAAGCCGTCAAGCGGGGCGACCTGTCCGAAATGTCCTTTGCCTTTGACATAGGGGCGGCGGACTTTGACGAACAGACGCAGACCCGCACAATTACCCAAATCAGCAAAGTTTATGAAATCAGTATCGTAAACTATGCAGCGTACAAGCAGACCCATGTAACAGCGCGTGAAGCGCAGAAAGGAAAGGTGAACGATATGTTCAACCCCATTACCGCAACCCTTGAAGCCAACCACAACCCCGCGACCGACACGCACAACACCCCGGAATACCGCACGGCGTTCTATAAGTCCCTTATGGGGCGCGAACTGACCGACGCGGAAAGCCGCGCCTATACGGCGGCGCAGGCGGAAAAGCGGGCGGACGCTTTCAACACCCTGTCCAATTCCGCCGCCGTTGTGCCTACTACCACTTTGAATGAAGTGGTGAAGCAGGCGCGGGGCGTGAACGGGCTGTTCAATGAAATTCGCCTGTTCTCTGTCCCGAACAACCTGTCCGTTCCCGTGGGAACCCCCGGCGACGCGGCAAGCTGGCACGCGGAAGGCGCAGCCGTGGAGCGCAAGAACGTAACGTCCGCCGCCGTGACCTTTACCGGGCGCGAACTTATCAAAGTGCTGTCCATGTCCGCCGCCGTCAAGCGCATGGATATTTCCGCCTTTGAGCGGTATATCACGGACGAACTGAAAGCGGCTATCGCGGACGCTATCGGCGCGGCTATCGTGTCCGGCACAGGCAGCGGACAGCCGACGGGTATTCTGTCCGGCATTACGTGGAACAACACGAACCGCATTCAGACCGCCGCCCTGACCGCTGACAACCTGCTTGCGGCTATCGCCCTGTTGCCCGCCGGGTATGCTGGCGGCGCAAAGTGTGCTATGTCCACGGCAACCCTGTTCGGCACGGTTTACCCCTTGAAGGACGGCGACGAACGCTATTTCTTCACCGACCCGGAGCGCGGCGGCGTGCGCTGTCTGTTCGGTTTTGAAATCGTGATTGACGACAATATCCCCGCCGGAACCATCCTGTTCGGCAATTTCCGCTATTACGGCGTGAACGTCCCCCAGGGTGTCGCCGTGGAAGTGTCCCGCGAAAGCGGCTTTACAAGCGGCCTGATTGACTTCAGGGCGCTGTGTATCGCGGACGGCAAGCCCATTGTTCCGGGCGCGTTCGTCAAGGTAGAAGTGCAGGCGGCGGGTTAATCCCCGCCCCTGACGGAAAGGCAGGCGGATAGTATGTTCACGATTGAAGAAGCCCGCGAGATTCTGCGCCTTGACGGCGACGACAACGACGAAATCATATATCCGCTTGTGTCCGCTATTCCGCCCTACCTTGAAGCGACAACAGGCTATTGCCCCGCTGACGGCAACTATTCGCCGCTGGCGATCACAGCGGGGCGGTTCCTGTTGCAGCTATGGTATTACGGCGAGAACAGCGACACAGACAAGTTGCAGCGCGTTATAGACTGCCTGTTAAAGGCATTATCGGCGGAGCGTGACAGGGCATGACGCAAACTGAATTCTATCATAGCACGGCATGGAAACGGCTTTCAAGGGCGTTCCTGCTGTCAAAGAATTACATTTGCGAACGTTGCGGCAAGCCCGCTGAAATCGCCCATCACAGGCGCTATCTGACCGCTGAAAACGTGCTGAACCCGGATATATCCCTGAACCCTGATAATTTAGAAGCCCTGTGCCGCGACTGTCACAACGCGGAGCATTTCGGCAGCGGCGGCGCGACGGCGCAGGGCTTGACCTTCAACCAATACGGCGACCTGATACAGAAAGGAAGGTAGCACCCATGACGAAACCCAGCATTGTCTACAGAACCGAACGCAGCAAGGCGATTGAATGCCTTGAAACCATCGTGGACAATTTCAGGGATGAAGCTATGCGGGAACGCAAGCCCTACACCTACTATGACAAGCAGGACGCGGCGATTGCGCAGACCTATATCAACGCCCAGCTTGCCCTTTTGAAGCTGATGAAGGAAGAAGAAAGCGAGGGGAACCGCTATGAATGAATCCTATGAACAGGAATTGCAGACGGAAATCAATTTCCTGCTGCATGAAGTGGGCTATTTGCAGGAAGAAATCAGCAACGCCCGCGCAAGCGGCGACACGGACGAATACACGCGCCTGTTCCGGGTATTCCTGCCCGTGCAGAAACAGTATTTGAAGCTGTGCGCGGAACTGGAAAAGCTGACGGGCGCGGACGTGGACGAACTGGCGGCGTTCAATGGAGCGTGACACAGAATGAACTATATCACGGCATATAACAGCCTGATACAGTCCGGGGAAATCGCTGCTTCAAGGCGGGTGAAACAGGTATACGCCCGCCTTGCGGCGGCGACCGCTGACACATCCGGGCAATATATCTTTGACGAACAGCGGGCAAGCCGTCCCATAGCCTTTATAGAACGTTTCTGCAAGCATTCTAAAGGCGAATGGGCAGGACAGAGCATTTCCCTTGAACTGTTTCAGAAAGCCTATATTCAAGCCCTGTACGGCTTTATAGACCGTGACACGGCTTGCAGGCAATACAGGGAAAGCTTTTTCCTTGTGGGGCGCAAAAACGGCAAGTCAACCCTGCTGGCGGGGCTGGCGCTGTATATGCTGACAAGCGACGGCGAGGGCGGCGCAGAGGTATACAGCACGGCGACCAAATACGCGCAGGCGCGTTTGCTGTTCGATGAAGCCCACAACATGATAAAACAGTCCGCGGCGCTGTCAAAGCATTTCCGCAAGCGCAAGAATGATTTATACTATGCCCCCGCTATGGCAAAGTTTCAGCCCCTTGCCCGCAATTCTGACACGCTGGACGGGCTGAACGCTTCATTCGTCATTATGGACGAACTGCACGGCGTAAAGGACAGGAACCTTTATGAAGTCATGCGGCAGAGCCAATCAGCGCGGCGGCAACCGCTAATGATAATGATAACGACCGCCGGAACCGTCCGCGAATGTATCTTTGACGATATGTATTCATACGCGGCGGGCGTAGCGGACGGGGCTATAACTGACCCGCATTTCCTGCCCGTCCTGTACGAACTAGACGACCGCAGCGAATGGACAGACCCGGCAGCGTGGATAAAGGCAAATCCGGCGTTAGGGGCTATAAAGAAGCTGGACGACCTGACCGCCAAAGTGGAGCGGGCAAAGCAGAACAGGAATGAACTGTCCGGCGTGCTGTGCAAGGAATTCAATGTCCGCGAAACCGTAAAAACGGCGTGGCTGTCCTTTGACGATATAAACAACGAAACGACCTTTGACATTGAAGAATTCCGGGGCGCGTATTGTATCGGCGGCGTTGACCTGTCCATAACAACCGACCTGACCGCCGCAAGCCTGCTGTTGATGAAGCGCGGGGACGATAGAAAGTATATCATTCAAATGTATTGGCTACCCGCTGACAGGCTGGCGGAGCGCGTGCAGCAGGACAAAATACCCTATGACAAATGGTTTGCCCGTGGCCTGTTGCGGCTGTGCGCGGGGAACAGTATCAACTATTCAGACGTTACGGCGTGGTTTGTGGAAACCGTGAAGCAATACGACCTTTTCCCCGCGTGGGTGTACTATGACAGCTATTCCGCCCGCTATTTCGTGGAAGAAATGCAAATGCAGGGGTTCAATATGGTTCGCTGCATACAGGGCGCTAAAACCCTGTCCCTGCCTATGCAAATGTTAGGGGCGGACTTGCAGGCGCATAAAGTGATTTACAACAATAATCCCGTCCTAAAGTGGTGTCTGACCAATACGGGCGTACAGACGGACAGGAACGGCAATATTGTTCCGATCAAGAACCAATCGCCCAAACAGCGCATAGACGGCACGGCGGCATTGCTTGACTGCTATGTGGGACTGTATGAGCATTACACGGAATACACGACGGCGATATAAGGGGGAACCGCTATGAAGCTGAAAGACAAGAAAGTAAACATCTATCGGGAAAGATACGTCCCGAACGGGAACGGCTACACGACAAAGGTAACTGAACCCGTAGCCTTGAACGTGTGGGCGTATTTCCGGCAGCTATCCGGCAAGGAAATATTCGCGGCGGCGGCGTACAGGTATGACGAGGAAGTGCTGTTCACCATCAATTATCGTAATGACCTGACAACGGCCTGCTTTGTGGAGTATGGCGGCGTGAACTACAACGTGACCCGGATTGATACTTTTGAAGGGTATAAGCAGGATATTACGCTGTACTGCAAAAGACAATGACGGACAGGCGGAGCATGAACCCACCTGTTTTGATTTTTAACTGGAAAGCAGGGCGATTGTATGCTATAATCATTATGGCTTGTTGTACCCAACAGCCAAAAGGAGTGTAGCGCATGAAGCCAATGATTAAGTACCGTGGCGGGAAATCAAAAGAAATTCCTGCCTTTGAAAGGTATATCCCTGCTTCATTCGATAGATATATTGAACCGTTTTTAGGCGGCGGGGCTGTCCTGTTTCATCTTTGCCCGGAAAGAGCCTTAATCAACGATATAAACCCAAATCTTATGTTGTTCTATAGGCAAATCCGCGATAATTACGAAACAGTTAGGCGACAATTAGACGAACTTCAAGCTATCTATGAAGCCAATCAACGTGACTATGCCGCGCTTAAAGCGCTTCACCCAGACGACCGAGTAGAAAACAGGAATGAAGCTTTGTACTATGAATTAAGGGATATGTATAACGGCAAAATACCTTCAAAATATTTATATGCTGTTATTTACTTTTTCATCAACAAGACTGCATATTCCGGAATGATTAGGTATAATGCCGCAGGTGAATACAACGTTCCTTTTGGGCGTTATCAAAACTTCAATACTCAACTTATTACCCTGCAGCATAAAGATTTGCTGCAACGTTCAGAATTGTATGAAGGGGATTATTCTACCATCTTTGAAATGGCTACTGAACGTGACTTTATGTTTCTTGACCCGCCGTATGATTGTATTTTCCATGATTATGGTAACATCCCGACGCAGGGAAATGGTTTTGACGAACAAGACCATAGAAGATTAGCCGCAGATTTTCGTCTGCTAAAATGTAAAGCCCTTATGATTATAGGCAGAACACCCCTAACGGAGGAGTTATACGGGGATTTAATCCGGGGTGAATATGAAAAATCATATGCTGTCAATATTCGTAACCGCTTCAAATCTGAATCCAAGCATATTATAGTTACTAACTATATCGCGGGGTGATACTATGGCACGACTGCAAGGAAAAACCTTATTCTTCATAACATCCCCCAGAACGCCAATGAAAATGCAGCCGGAAATAGAATTGTTGGTTGAGAAGTTTTCCGGCAGAACATGGAACACTAAATGTCAAGAAGAATTCATAGCATGTTTGGCTACCGATCCCCGATTTGAAGGTGTCGGTTCTGTTTCAGACCCAGCTTTTAGCGCAAGAGATAGAATAAACAGAGGGCCTAAGGCGTTAGGATTCGTTGATATAAAACCAACTATAGCATTAACTGACGCAGGGCAAAACTTTCTTGACGAGGAATTATGTCAAGAAGCTTTGTTGCGTCAAATGCTCAAATTTCAGTTGCCATCCCCTTATCATACCGAAACGTCAAACAATAGTAGCTATTTCTGTGTAAAGCCCTATTTAGAGATATTCCGGCTTATCTATACGTTAGGGCATATTACGTTTGATGAATTGATGATTTTCGGAATGCAGCTTGTGCGCTACTCTGATTTTGAATCTATAGTTGAAAAAATACGCCATTTTAGGCAAGCAAAAGAAGATAGTCGCGTTAGTTATAAAACGTTCATGGGACAATACCGCGACAACGAATTGATGGAAATCTATGCTGATGAAATACAAGCCGGAAATACAAGAACGCGTGAATCCCGTGACACTTCAATAGCAAAATTTATTAAAACAAAAGCAAGCAATCTGCGTGACTATACAGACGCGTGTTTTAGGTATTTACGTGCTACAGGTATTATATCGCTGTCACAAAAGGGGAAATCTCTTTCCATACTACCCGAAAAGGAACGTGAAGTTGAGTTTTTCCTTGCCAACATTGACCGAAAACCTGTTTTCATTGACGATGAAGCCCAATATAAGCAATACCTTTTTAACGCAGAATTGCCTGTTCTGTATACCGACAACAGGCAGAACCTTATTGCGGAAGTAACGAGACTCGGCCTATTGCCGCCGCATACGATTGCAACAAGCGATATTCCAACTCTGAAAAAGGCCTTGAAACAGGCAACAAAGCAACGCAAAGAAGCGCTAATCAGTCAGCAAGTGGAAACGCTGAAAGACTATCGTGCTTATACCGATGTTATGGAAGTGTTTACAGAAATCCGGCAGAACGGCTATTATGACGTGCCTTTGATGTTAGAATGGAATACATGGCGTGCAATGACCATGCTGGACGGCGGAAACATTCATGCAAACCTTAAATTTGACGATGAAGGGCAACCCCTATCAACGGCAACCGGGAATATGGCGGATATTGTTTGCGATTATGGGGACTTCTCTTTAACTGTTGAAGTGACAATGCAGACGGGGCAGCGTCAATATGAATCGGAGGGCGAACCTGTTTCACGCCATTTGGCAAAAGTGAAGCGCGAGCAGAGTAAAGAAGCGTTCTGTTTCTTCATAGCACCAACAATAAATCCATCCTGCATTGCGCATTTCTTTACGCTTCATCTTGCGAATATTGCCTTTTATGGTGGAAAATCTGTCATTATCCCGATTGAACTTGAAGTCTTTGAAAAAATGGTAGAACAGTCACACAGAGCAAGCTATATACCTGACCCGCAACAGATAAAAGCCTTTTGTGATTATTCTATGCAGATTGCTTCAACTGCTCAGAGTGAAACAGAATGGTATGAAGCAATCAAAGCAAAAGCCCTAAACTGGCTTGCAGCATAACTTATTTTGTCGCTTATCCCGTATTATCTTCAAGTATCTGTTAGCCAATTTAAGCGACAAATAAGCTACAAATCAACAGTAAAACCGCCCGAAACCCCTTGATTTATGGGGATTTTGGGCGGTTCGCATATCTTCCTTTTCAAAAAAGCATTCCACGCCTTTATCCTTTAGCTGCCGAATGGTGGTCAGGCTGTCCACCGTGTTGCGGGCGAAACGGCTCACACTCTTGGTTACTATGAGATCAATCTTTCCCTCAAGGGCATCCGCCACCATCTGCTTGAAGCCTTCGCGGTGCTTGGTGCTGGTGCCGGTTATGCCTTCATCCGTATAAACCTGAACGAATTCCCAGTCGTCCCGCGCCTTGATGTACTGGGTATAATAGTCAATCTGCGCTTCATAGCTGGTAAACTGCTCGTCGCTGTCCGTAGAGACACGCGCATAAGCGGCAACCTTCCGCTTGCGATGCTCGGCAATGGGCGCTTCCGTAAACCGCACCAATGTCGGCATGATCGTCGTTACTCTTTTCGCCACTGTGCTCCGCGCTCCTTCCTGATCTGCTTCATTTTCTCACTCATGGTCTGCCTGCGCTCCGGTGTGTAATGACGCTTCATGGTTTCTGAAAAACGTGCTCTCTGAGCGGCTGTCCATTTGTGCCCATGGCGCTCGTATGACCAATTATGTATTTCTGCATGGCCATCATTGAATTGAAATTCCAAAACTGCGTCTGGCGAAACAGTAATGTGGTCAATGGCTTGAGTGAAGGCTGCTTCGTCAAAGGTATCTATGTGGAGCACCTCCGCGCAGAGTTCACGCAGATGATCTTCGCGTAAGCCCTTTTTATCAGGTTCGCCCTTGCTGGAGCAGCGCCAATACCGTGTTTTCTTGCCCGCGTTGGATTGTGTTGCTCTTTGGTAATTCATACTGCAAAAACCGCATTTGATCTTTCCGGTGAAGCACGTACTCCCAGAACGCTCTGAAGAATGCTTGAGTCGATATTCCGAAGCAACAGCACGATGCTCTTTCGTCCAGCAGTCCTGATGCCCTGTATTCCTGCACTCCCGCGTGAACACACTTCCGTCACGCATGAAGAATGTCAGATGGCCTTTTTCGGGGACTTCGAGATGCTCAATCTTTTCGGCGAATACAATTTCGTCAAATTCCTCTATGCCGAGGACTTCGGCACAGCATTTCTTTAGTGCCACTTCGCTCATGGCTCCCTTGACGGGGCAGCCATCACCAACCTTCTTCTTTTTCCTGCTGCCACAAATCCAGTAGTCGATATTGCTTTTCCTGCGATGAGGGTTATGCATATAGCTGACATGGCAGTATGGGCACTTAATTTTTCCACTGAAGCAGGTAAGGTTCAGGCTTTTGTTGGCCTGAGCACCGAGGGCTTTCCGTCTTGTCATTTCCTGTTGTACATAATCGAAGGTAGCTTGATCGATGATGGCCTCGTGTGTGTTCTCCACATAATACTGTGGAAGTTCGCCGTGGTTCTTCCTGCGCTTTCCATTGATAGGATCGGTGATGTACTCCTTCTGTAGAAGCAGGTTGCCCGTGTAGGTGACATTTGTCAGGATTACTTTGAGGGATGAATCCTGAAAGCGGCACCCGTTAATCGTCCGTATACCCTCGGCATTGAGCGCCCGTTCTGTTTCCAACCGGGATTTGCCGTCGAGAAAATCCTGATAGATGCGCCGTACAACAGCGGCTTCTTCGGGAACGATGACCAATTTGTCACCCTGCCAGCGATAACCCAGAATTCGAAAGCGTCCGTTTGGAATTCCCTTCTTCATCCTCTTGCGAACGCCCCATTTGACATTTTCGCTGATGGAGCGGCTTTCCTCCTGTGCAAAAGAAGCGAGCAGCGTTAGCAGCAGCTCGCCCTTGTCACTGAGCGTGTGGATGTGCTCCTTTTCGAATTGTACCTCAATGCCGAGCTCTCGCAGTCGGCGAACGGCAGTAAGCGTATCCAGCGTGTTTCGGGCAAAGCGGGAGATGCTCTTGGTGAGGATGATGTCGATATGTCCCGCTTCACATTCAGCCATCAGGCGCTGGAATTCCGTTCGGTCTGTGCTCGTGCCGCTGATGCCGTTGTCTGCGAAAACTCCCGCATATTCCCAACTGGGATTTCTCTGGATAAACGCGCTGTAATAACTGATTTGTGCTGAAAGGGAATTCTCCAGCCGTTCGGTATCCAGCGAAACGCGGGCGTAGGCGGCAACGCGCTTTTTCTTTGTCGTGATGGGGATTTGTGCTTCTATCCTTCTAATTGTTTTGGTCATTGGACTCCCTCCTTTCAGACACGATTAATCACTCTGAACGCCCCGAAAGTCAATAGAATCCTGCTCAGTTTGAGACAATTTTACCGAGCGGCGGATTGTACTTCTCAAGCATCATTTCGCGACATTTTTCATATTCGGCATCCGTGAGCAAGCCCGATCTGCGCATCCGTCCCACGCAGGCCATGCTGGCCTGAAAGAGCATCTCCCGCTTAAGCTGTTCAGTCGTCATTGCGCTGCCCTCCGTAATACCGTTCCGCGATATAGCAGGCATGGCAGCAATACTTTCGGCGATGCTTGGCGTAATCCTGAAAAGTTTTGTGGCAGACGGGGCAAACAGCACTGACGGTGGACTGACGATGGATTTGCTCTCCGTGAGATGCCCAATAGGCTGCCCGACAGGCATCCGAACAGAAGCGCCTGGGTCTGTATCTGGAGGGCGGCAGTTCCTTGCCGCACTGCGGGCAACGTTTAGCAGGCGGTGTGTGCTCATACTCCGGCGCATCTGCTGTATCGCGATAACACCATGACTTCACCGTTGACCTTGGAATATTGAGTTCCTTGGCGATTTGCCCGAAGCTATATCCTGCCTGTCGGAGCTGTTGAGCTTGCTTCCGACATTCCTCTTTATCCTTCTTCATGGAGTACCTCCCGTGTCGTGATCTACACTTTCCTGTTCGGACACGGGAGGTGAGAATGTGGACATCCCTGTTCAAAAAACACCTCGCAAAATGCCCTTCACTGCTCTTGGGAGAAAAGGTGGAACATTTGGACACTCCAAAACTGAAAAAAGGCGGTCAGCCGAAGCCAACCGCTATAATTCAGGGATTATTCAGTTTTGCTGTATTTCCCGGAAACCCAGCCCACGCGCCCGTTCATCACGACGGCGTGCCAGCCGTTTTCGGCAGTGGCGACCCACTCAAATGAGGTGCCGTCCTTTGCGGCGGCAATGCGCTTGTACTGCGTTCCGTTGCCCACACGGATGTTGACCGTGCCGCCATCGCAGACGATGCGTACACGCTTGGCAGAGGACGGTCCAGAAGGCTCGTCGGGTTCGGCAGGTTCCTTTCCCGCGTCGTGATCCGCAACCGCGTCCATCAGCGCCTTATGGGTATCGCCGCCGTACACGCCGTCCTGCGTAAGCCCGGTTCTTGCCTGAAACCGCTTAAGGGCAGTCTCCGTCTCGCCGCCGAAGTCACCGTCCGCCCCATACCGGGGCAGGTTGTACCCCAACTGGAGCAAAAACTCCTGCAGCGCCTTTACGTCCGTGCCCTTGCTGCCATTCTTCAAGGTTCGCGTGCCCAGCCTGTACTCGCTCGCCGGGGTATCGGGCTTTGTCGCCCCGCCGCCCGTGAACACCGCGTCGCCGTAATCCACGAAGGGCAGCTGATACCAGTGCGTCCACTTCCGGGAGGAAACCTTCGTTTTCACGCATCCGTAGTTAAAGCCGCGCTCCTCCACCGCATAGCCATTTCCAACATACACGCCCACATGCCCGTCAAAGCGCAGTGCAATGCCGGGCACCTCGGGCAGCGTGTCCATGGTTCCCCAGGCGCAGCCTTTGCTCTTCGCGTAGCTGGACATGCCGTTTGCACTTTTGTCTGGGCAGCCGTGTCCACCATACTTGCTGGAAAAGGTCTTGTCCGTGCCGATGGATTCGATCACGCCCTGCCCACCGTTCGTCCAGTTGTATCCTTTGATCAGTCCCACGCAGTCGGCGCAGACCTTCTTCTTTGCAATGTCGTCGCGGTACCGGGCGGTACGGCTGGAACCGTAATGCGCCGGGTACTGCTTGGCCTTGCGGTCGAGCAGGTTCTGGGTGCACTTGTAAACACAGCTGCCATACCAATAAGGCTGGCCCACCATCTTTTCACACCACGCGGCGAAATGCTCGCCGGTGAAAGGCATATTGATTCGTTCAGACATATATTGTCCCTCCAATTCAAAAGGCGACGGTCACTCGCCATCGCCCGCGTCGGTATTGTTCTTTTCCTCGCGCCCATGAAGCTGCGCCAGCACGTCCTTCATCTTGTCGGGAATAGGCAGGCCGATATGGGCCGCGTTCTCCAGCAGGGACAGGCCCTCGTTGGAGAGATAGAAGCAAATCACGGCGCTGCGCAGCGCGGAACCGGTGCCCACAATGTGAATGTCCACCACGTTGGCCACGCCTACCAGCATCAGGATCAGCACCTTCTTGCAGATGCCCTTGAAGCCCACGGCGCTGGACAGCTTTTTGTCGATCATTGCGCACATCAGGCCCGTGATGTAGTCGAGTGCCATGAAAACGATCAGCGCAATCATCAGTCCGTCCATGCCTCCCAGAAAGTAGCCCAGCCAGCCGCCAATCGCAGCGACGGCCATTTGAATCTTTGCCCAAACGATGTCAATGGAAAAGTTTCTCATGTTTAAATCCTCCTTGTTTTGCTTGCATATAAAAAACGACCGCTGATGAAAGCGATCGCTCATGCTATGTTGTTATAGTCAGTACTCAATTCTGCTTCTGCCAGCCTATGGGATAATCTGCTGGGCTCCATACACAATGCGGCAGGCGGCAGATATAATGAATGCCATTGAATGTCACCTTGTCGCCCACCTGATACGCCGTGCCCGCGCCGGTTGGCTGGACGAATTCGGGCCATTCGTCCTGCTCTGCGGGCAAAGAAACGCTCTGTTGCAGTGCTCGTACCGCCGCCCAGAGTGCGTCTATCTCGCCCTTGTAGTCATATTCCTGTGCCGCACCATCCCGTGCTTTTTGTGTCAGTTCCTGTCGCTCCTCATCGGTCAGTCTACCCTCAATGTGGTACTGATCGATGTTTGCCAGAAGCGCTTTCAGGTCATAGTTCTTGAGCGCAATGACCTGTTCAAAGAGTTCTTTCATAATAAAATCACCTCCGTCAGACGCGCACCCATGCGCCGCCTGAATTGTAGTAAGGAACCACCTGAACCCACGCGCCGTTCAGCCGATACCAAACCGTGCATTGCCGCCACGTGCTGCCATCCCGGTACCAGACCACCGCGTCGATATAGGTTACTGAAATTGTGCAGCTGGTAACTCGGGCGTAGTTGCTGGAATAGCCGCTGCTGGACGAGGTTTCGCCGTTGTACAGCACCAGAACCGAGTTGCCCGCCTCGAAATATGCCTTCATCGCGGCAAACAGCGCGGCGTTGCTGGAAGCATTCAGCGTGTGCGTGACGGTGTTCGAGTAAAACTTGCCGGTCAGGATTCCCATCGTCGCGCCCACCTGCGCGGAACCGCGAACGCCGGTGTTCAGGCTCTGGTAATTGGCCTGACAGAAGGTCAGCTTCTTACTGGACGAACCAGAGCCCGCGCCGGACGAGGTGATCGTCAGGGGAATGCTCTGAATGAGCTTGCCTTTGAGCGCCGCGCCCGCACCGCTGAAAACCATTACGCCCACGCGGGATTTAGCGGCAGTCGTGCCCTGATACGCGCCCTGACACGCGCCGCTGCTGCTGCCCGTGCTCCAAGAGGAGGAGCCGTACTGCGCATAGCCAATCGTTGAGCCGCTGTTGGCCGTCGCTGAAAATGTGCTCACGCTTTCACCTCATTACACGGGCACAAGGCATATCTGCCCGTCCGTACCGCTGCTGGGAAGCGACGCGGAATAGAAAATACCAAGGTTGGACAGCGCCGCCTTTGCGCTGCTCGCGCCCGTGCCACCGTTGGCCAGCGGAATCGGCGTAGCCATGCCCGCATGGAACAGGCGGTAGGAAGCCCATGTGCCGCCCGTGCACGTCCGCAGCAGCACGGCGAAGTCCAGACTCGCCTGATACGCCGCGTTGCGCACCTCCAGCATCCGCCGGTTGTTTCCTGTGCCGTCCTCCCACGAAGAAAAGGAAGAAGCGCCTACATACGATCCTTCGAAAACCGTCCGATTGGTGGTACTGTTGTAGGTGGGCAGAAGGTACAGCGACGGGTACAGATAGCCCGAAATAGTGAGGTTGCCCGTCATCGTGTCGCCGGTTTTCTTGACCGCGCCCAGCTTCGTGCAGGCGGCAGACGCGGTTTCCGCACCCGTGCCGCCCTGATCTACACCCAGCGGTTCGGAGAGCAGCAGCGGCCAGCCGAATTCCACCTTGCCCGCGTTCTCCGCGACCTTGCCGAAGGCGATGCCAGAGCCGTCCTTATAGAAATCCAGCATGACCTGCTTTGTACCGATGGACACCGTTTGCTCGATGTAGTAGAACACATCCTGCACGCGAATCTTGATGTCGTAGCTGCTCAGCGCATTGAAGGTCGGAGACAGCAGTCGGTTCGTTGCGGCAATGACGTAGTTGCTGGGCGCGAGCGTTACGGCGGAAACCCACGATTCCGCGCTGGGCAGCTTGTAGTACACCGTGCAGGCCAGCGTATTCTTGCCGCCAACCGAAGAACCGGATGCTTTTGCGGAAATGCGCACCTTCGTACCGTCCGTCTGGGCAGCCGTGCCATCCGCGTTGCAGCGCTCGGCAGTAAACATAGACAGCGACGGCGGAGAGTAGTCCAGCACGGTCACGGTTCGGGTCGTGCTGGCCGTGCGTCCGCGAGAGTCGGTGACTGTCACGGTCATTGTGAGATTGCCCGCCGTATTAAGCGCATTGGTGGTGAAAGACGAGCCTGAATAGGTCACGCTGTCGATGCTGGTGCGATAGGCTGAAATGCTGCTGCCCTGCGCGCCAGTTGCCGTGATGCTGACCGACAGCTTGCTTCGCGTCCGCACATAGCCGCCGAAGCGGTCGGCAACGCCGGAAGTGGCTTCAGCGATTGAAACGGACGAAATAGATGGAACCACCGACGCAGGCACCGTCAGTTGAAAAGCACAGGTATTGGTCGAAACGAGATTGCCGTTGACATAGGTGTCGCACAGAATCGTTCCCCAGCCGGAGGTCGCATTCGGAATCTGCGCAGCCAGTGAAACAGGCGGCGTCCACGTGCAGGAGGTGGTCACACCCGTGGCAATCGTTCCGTTCGCCGAAAAGAAACTGTAGCGAATGGTGTGCGTGGCGATGCTGCTCTGCCGGTTCGTATAGATCGTAACCGCCGTGCCCATATCGAAAGAAGTCTTGGAAAGACTGGGCTTGGATGCGGCTTCCTCATACGTCACCGTGATGGTGCATTCCGACCACTGCAGGTAGTTTGTGGAGTAACCCTGCGAGCTTTTGACCGGGCTGGGATTGTACAGGCAGATGGTGTTGTTGCCTTCCGCGATGTACGCCGCCAGATTGTTCAGCAGATCGCCGCTGAGCGTATAGGTGCTGGTGTTGCCGTAGAAAGCCCCGGTAAACGTCCCCAACGCGTCGCCGCAGTAGCCCAAACCTGTGATACCCGACTGGGACGCGGACTGGTAATTGGCCTTTCGCACATACACGGTTTTGGTGTGCCCGGTGCCGTAGCCCGCCTGCGCCGCCACAATGCGCAGGGAAATCCCAGTGATGACCTTGCCGCTCAGCGCCATGCCCGCGAAATGCACGATGCCGACGTAATTGTAGGTATTCTCGTAGTACTCCTGACTGGCGGCGGAGCTTTTCGCATTGCTGGCCGAATTCGTCTTGCGCGTGCGCATGGACGCGCTGTAGGAAACTGTGGTTGCCATTGTTCCTCCTTACCCCGTGTAAATCACGGACAGGTTGCCGTTGGACTGCGGCTCGTAGGCAAATTTGCCGATCTGCAGCCGCGCAAGAATCTCCGCCTGCGTCACATACAATTTGTTGTCGCTGAGATAGGCCACCTCCGTATCGTTCATGAAGAACGCCAGCCGGTCGTTGACCACGCGGAAGGTCAGCGGATTCCCGGCCTTGCCGATGGTCAGCCCGTCCTCGCTGAAGCGCATATAGGTGTGGATCAGGTTCAGCTGCTCCCGCGTCAGATTGTCATTCGCCGCAGCATCCTCGATGATCTCATTGACCTTGGTCACCGTCCATGTGAAGTTGTTCTCGGACTGCTCGGCCAACGTAGAGAGCGTTTCATTCATCTGGCTGACCTGATCGGCAGTTGCGTAATCCCGCCGCACCTCGCTGCGAATCTGCTCTGCCGTCAGGGCGATCTGGGCAACGGCTTCGCCGGTCGCATCCAGTGCTTCGTCCTTTGCCGCGTCCACCACCAGCCGCAGGGCTTCGTTGCCCGAAATGTCCACGGCATTCAGCTGGGCGATGAAGGCTTCGGCGGCGAACAGGCTGGACACGTCGATGTTTGCGGCGGTGATCGCACCCACCAGCGCCTCGTCCGCGAAAATGGATGCGACGTTGAGTTCGCGGGCGGTAATGGTTTTCTCGATGATCTTGCCGCCCGAAACAGAATTATCGCCGATGTCCGCGTCGCCGACGCTCTTTTTCTCGGTAGTCACCGTGCCGTCTTCAGCGATGGACAGCGCATAGAAGCAGCCGTCCGCGCCCTTGACGATGAGCTCGCCCACGGTAAGGCTTGCCATATTCGCCTCCGTCACCGCAAGGTCGGCCACATACAGTTTGCCGTTTACGCCCTTTTCAATGATGGCTGTGCCTGCTGTCAGGTCTTTGATCCGCGCCCAGTCGATGTCGGCGGTCTGAATGCTGGCATTAACCAGCTTTGCGATATCCGCCTGCAGCTGCCCGATGGAAGCCCAGTCAATTTCCGCATTGTTGATGTTGGCTGTGGTCAGCTGCGCCAGCGCGATTTTCGCCACGGCGGCGTTCAGGTCTTTGATAGCCGCCCAGTCAATCGCCGCGCTTTCAATATTCGCGGCGGTGATCTGGGCTTTGGCAATCTTCGCAATCTCTGCGTTCAGATTGACAATGCTGGCCCAGTCGATATTGGCGTTGTTGATGTTGGCGGTCGTGATCTGTGCCTGCGCGATGGTGGCGATCTGCGCTGCTAGTTCGCCGATGTCTGCCCAGTTGATATTTGCCTTTTCAATATTGGCGGCGGTAATCTGCGCCACGGCAATGGTGGCCAGCGCGGCATAGAGTTCATCCGTGGTGATGTTCTTTGCGGCCAGCTCCTGTATCTTTGCAGAAATCGCCGTGATAGCCGTGGCGTTCAGCTCGCCAATGGTGGCTTCGGCGATTTTTGCCTTCGTGATGGCCGCATCCTGAATATGCGCTGTCTGGATCGCCGCCATCTTCACCTGCAAACTGCCCACCGACCCGGATTGCAGCTGTCCCGCGCCCACCGAATTGATGGCCAGCTTGCTGCCGGAAATCACGCCAGACGGGAGTTGGCGAGAGGAGATCATACTGCCTTCCAGCGTATCCGCCGCCGTGCCCAGCGTAACCGAAGTGTACTTCCTGGTCAGACAATCGTAGGTGTACTGCGTCATGCGCATGGAAATTTCCACGCCGATGCGTCGGGCTACGACGCGCACGCTGTCGCCGAGAAAGATGTCGGTAAGCGCTGCATACTGCTTATATTCCTCGGCATCCGAACAGTTGATGAAATCCACCTTCAGCGTGACCGTGGGCAGGTCGCAGCCCGCGTCAAACTCCGCCTGCGCAGCCTTGCGCATTTCGGCATAGCACTGCGCCTTGCTTTTCGGTTCATCGCCGTCTGTGACCTCCTTGGCCTCCGATACCGGCAGGTGAACCCATTTCGGGTGGGTATAGGCATTGAGGTTTGGGCTGTCGATGTAGAGCTCCGGCAGATACAGAATGTTCCCGTCTGCGTCCTCGCCGGTGGGCATGATGCGGGTGACCACATCCGTTTCATCCACGTCGTAGGAGATGCCGGTCAGGTTCTTCTTTTCCCGGATGGAAACATCCGTATCGTTGCCCACGCGCCTGACCAGAAACACATCGTACCAGTCGCGGGCCAGCTCCGCGCCGTATTTGCTCACCAGCCCGTTTTCACCCAGCATGGCTTCCACGGGATTGACGTTTTCCCATTCCACGTCCTCGGCGGTTGAAGTCAGGTCGGAATAGAACGAGAAATCATGAGATGACAGGCACGCTCCTGACAAGCTCTGAACGACGGAAGCCCCCACCGCAGAGGGCGAGGGCTTCAGGCTTTTTATCATGTTGTCGATCAGGTCATAGAAAGTGTGCCGGGCATATACCGTGACCTTATCCAACTCCGGCACCACGCGGTAGACGCGGAAGGGCTGATCCCGCAGCTGCCGGGCTTCGATGACCTGATTGCGAAAGCCCACATTCGTCTGCACCGTCTGCGTTTCCGTGCGTTGAAAGGTCAGGTACTGACTGGCCATATAGCCGTGCTTGCCGTCCGGAGCAGTCACCTCATACCAGCTGGATGTGGTTTTATTGAGTACGATAACCTCGCGACCCTTTTTGTACTTGCCCAAGATGCGGTAATTCGTGCCCGTGCCGGAGCGCAGGTGCAGCGGCCCGCTTTTCGTGGTGATCTTATAAATCTGCACGTCGTAGGTGCTGGTCTGGTACTGTTGCGTGACCAGATCGACGCTGGGAGTCATGGCGGCGGGCACAGGCGCACGGAGGATGCAGCCTTCCGAAAGCCGCTTCCATTTGCCGCGCTCGTCGATGTCGTGCACCAGCGTAAGCTCCCACTCGCCATTCAGGGTTTCGGTAACGGTGCAGGACATAGGCGTGACCACGCCGAGGCCATTGCCCGAAAAGTCGGTGCAGCTTGCAGGATATACACAGATCATGGGGATCACCTCTTTCAGGCCATAGAGAAAGCGCCCAACCAGTCGGCGGACGCTCAAAAGATAAACTGGAATTTGTTTTATAGAGGTCTTTGCAAATACACCATATCTACAAGGTGTACACCACACTCATATATCGGGTGATCATAATGATCCGTAAAGAAATTTGGCACGGTATGCGAGCGTACAAAGCCACATTTTTCATAAAAGGATATCGTCAACGGGCTGTCGCCGGTTCCCACTTGCAGTATCGAAAATTGTCCGCGGTATTTTTCAACAAGAAATTCAATCAGCGCTTTGGCATAGCCTTTTCGCTGAAATGGGGGAACTGTAGCGATATTCTTAATTTCAAGTATTCCATTCCCTTCGTCCGTTACGACACACTCGCATTTCACTCCGTCATCATCAAGAACATACATTTTACCATTATAGAGATAACGGTCAACCATATCTTCCTGCTCATCCGCCAACAGGAGCAAATCAAGATATTGTTTTTTGTTTTCTGTAACTTCTACAATTCTCATCAATCACACCTCGCAAATTCCGATTTATCGATTAGATTATAACACACCGAGGTAAAATTAGCAATCAGGCGATTAGAGATACCTCCAATTCGGTTGAATGATGACCTTCGTCACGTTGCCTGTCCAGCTAATGGCATTTGAGCCGGGCAGCAGCGTTGGGAAGTCTCCGCTCATGCAGCCGTTCATGCTAGTTACATCCTTATAGGCTTCCATGAGCGGTGTGTCCAGCGTAATGCTGTCCGTGATACCGTCCAGTTCCACAATGGCCATGCCCACCATGAGGGTAATCTCGCCGGAGCCGTACACCGTAATGACCGGTTCGGAATAGACGCTGCCGGGGTTGTTGACGAATGTGCCAGAGGCCGTTACAGTGATTTCCGGCACATTCTCCTGATACCAGAAGGGCTTGCAGCGGAAGTTCACCGCGAAGGATCGATGCGGATTGCCCCGCAGGATTTTCTCAAACGGAATCTGATTCACGATCCGGGCAAAATAAAAGCCGCCCGGCCTGTGGGCAAAAGCGACTTTCCCACTTCCCTTCAGGTAGGAAGCAATGGTGCGAATATTGCCCGGATCAGAAATCATGCACTGCGCAGTCAGGATCATATCGTCATAAACGTCGTCTCCTTCCAGCATCGTCAGACTGCCCGGTCTGCCGGACACATTGGTAAACGTTGCGCGTTCGGCGGGAATGGTGATCGGCGGCTGTTCCAGCACATGAATGCCGTATTCCGTACATTTTTTACCATTCCAGGAGAACCAGTCGTTCATGCCATTCTCAGCCCCTTCCCGCGCTGCTGACGTCTGGTCAGCGTCGCAATCTCAACCGCCAGTGAGCGGATATCCTGTTCATCCCGTACTACCATCTGCTGTACCTGAATGGTGGAGGATACGTTGTTGTTATAGGTTTTGCGATTATCGCTGCTATTGGTAACGATGGAGCCTTCCCGCGCTTCGCCAGTGAGAAAGCGGGAAGCGTTGCGGATAACCTTTGCCTGCTCCTTGCTCTCCTTCAGCACACCCGCGCCGAATCCGCGCATGGTCATCACGCCGACCTCATCCCTGAAAACCTGCGAAGGACTCTTGATCTTGAGCTCCTTTTTGGCCGCATTCACAGCTTCTCGTGCGGCAGAGCGCATGGCGGAGATCACCCCGGAGCGTCCAGCAAGGATACCGGCTCTCAGACCAGCCATGGCGTTTACGCCAGCGGAACGTAGCGTCGTTGCCGTTAGATTGGTGCTGACGGCTGTGCGCACACCCGAAGCCACGCTGGCCCCCGCTGAACTCATGCTGTAGGTGGAAAGCGCACTGGCAAGCCCCTCTGCGGCGCTGGTGCCAAATGAAGAAAGCGCATCGCCCGGCAGTACGCTGGTGACAGCTGTTTCAACGCTGGCTGCCAAGGCACCGGCATCCGAGGTAAAATCGTAACCGCTCATGCCTTCACCTACGCCCGCTGACACATATTCGCCTACAGGTTTTATTCTCTGAGACGGAGAATGAATATCCAATGCTGTGTTCAGCGCGGTTTCGAGGTTGGTCGCAACTGTTTCCGCGTCACTGTCAAAACCTGCTTCCGTCATGCCCTGTGCGATGCCCTCGCGGATGTGCGCGCCAGTATCGGTTGTATCCAGCCCATTTAGAAAATCAAGAATGGTCTGCAGATTATTCAGATCCTCTTCAGGCACCTGCACGCCCTGATGAATGGCACTGACCACCTCGGCAACGTAAGCCGACATTTCGGCCACGGTTTCAGGATTGAAGTCCGACTTCATGCTCTGATCCAAAACGCCAAGGTCTGTGCTGGCACCAAATACGGAAGCCCAGAACTTGTCCCATGCGTTATAATCCAAGGTTTTCTGATAGGACTGAATGCGCCTCAGCGCACTATCCACCATATCCATGGTCGTGGTAGGCATAATGCCTGCCCATGCCTCCTGCCACGAACCGCCCAACTTATAGGTTTCATCGACTACAGGCGAAAGCGCGTCTATGGCTTCCTTCGTGCCGGTGATCTCAGGCGTAATCAGAATGTGCAGCGTACCGTCCTGATCGAGGCTGGCTACCGTGCTGGCATCGATGGTTCCGTCCGGCACAGCCTCAATGGGCACTTCCACGCCGTCTTTCCAGAATTTCACCTTGCCGTCTGACATCAGCTTGTCCAGTTCACCGTCAGGCAGCTCCCCCAGACGCACTGGCAGCTCAAACGTCAGATCAGGATTATTCTGAAGCTGCCGGTATGCCAGATAGTCATAGCCGGTAATGATGACCTGCGTTTTCGGCTTGGGGACGCTTACGCCCTCTGCCTCTTTGTATTCAGTGATATAGGCAGTAAAGGACGGGAGTAGCTGGGATTTATCACAGCCCGTCGCTTCGGCGTACCGGCTGACGATGGCTTCGATCTGATCCGGCGTAAGCGCGGAAAGATCGACGTTCTCCGCCTGCAGGTATTTTGCCACCATGGCGGTTACATCGTCCGGAGTCAGCGCTGTAGTAAGCGCGCCGCCCGTCGCTTCCTCATAGGCCATGACAAAGGCAGTCAGCCCTTCAGGCGACAGCGTGGAAATGTCTACGCCCTGTTGTTCCGCATAGCTCGAAACATAGGCGACGATTTCGTCCGGCTTCAGCAGGGAAACGTCCGCGCCGGAGGCAAGCTCTTTGTAGCCCGCCACCAGACATTCTGCGATTTCAGGAGTCAGTCCTGATACATCCGCACCGCCCGTGATTTCAGCGTACTTTTCGACGTAGGCGATCAGCCCCTTGGGCGTGAGGGCGGCTGTACTGGCCCCTTCGGGGATTTCAGTGTAGCTGGCAATGAAGGCATCCACATTGACCTGCTGATCTCCTGTAGACAGCCCGGTAATAATGGCTTCGGTGGTGATCGCGCCGGGATTCCGGGCGAATTCGTCCCATCGTGCCTGTGCGCCGGTCATGTCAAGGTCAGTAGCGATTCTAAGGACTTCTTCCGGCAGCGCTTCGCCGAACATGCTGTACAAGCCGGGCAGGTCGGTCTTGATGAGATCCAGATAGCTGACGATCCCCGCGAACTGATCCAGCTGCGTGGAAAAGTCGATGTCCGGGAACAGCGCCTGCACTTCGGCTTCGCTCATGCCGCTGTCCAGCAGGGACTGAATCTGCGTCATCAGGGACAGATATTCTGCAAGAGCCCCCTCATCCATACTGGAAGATAGCGCCTGCAGATCCGCCAGCAGCGCAGGCTTCTCGCTTTCATTGGCCATGCTGTATTCACGCAGCTTCATAAACAGCTCGTCCATCTGCTGACTGGCCTGTTGGATTTCCGGCTGGTTCCACACAGGCATGACGATGGAAGAAAGCGTTTCGGCGTATTCCTGTGCGGCGGCTTTCCGCTCATCGTTATAGCGGGAATTCAGATCCTCCAGCGCTTTCTGGCGTTCGGTCTCCTCCTCAATCAGCTGGATGAGGCCGTATTCCTTATCATAGCGCTCGTCGATCTGAGCGTTGATGGCCGCCATGCCTTCGGCAGCAGCTGTTACCGCGTTTTCATAGACAGAAACATCTGCGTCCTGTTTTCCACGAGCCTGCGCACGTGCGACCTCTGCTTCCAGCTTCTGCTGGATGGTATCGAAGCCGTCCACGTCCTCCTGGGTCAGGTGATACTTGATTTCAATGGCCTCACGGGTGTCGATCAGCTCCTGCAGCCGGATTTTTTCCTTTTCGGTTAGGAAGCCGTTCTGGCGCTTTTTCAGCAACCGCGCAATCTCCGCGTCCATCTGATCAAGCGTCTGAATGTCCGCTGCCAGCCCCTGAGATACGCTGGTATAGCCATTCTTGTCGGCGGTCTCCTTGAGAGCCGTCAGTTCATCCCGAGTAGAAGCAGTGAGCGTTTTGAACGAATCTGTCCAATGGGCGACAATCTCGTTACTTTCCTTCTCGCCATCCGTCCAGACAGCCAGCAGACCATCCAGCCATTCCTGCGCGGATTGCTTGTCTTTTATGAAATCCTCCTTGGACATACCAAAGAAGGAGAGACCCTTACTGTTTCCGTAGAAGGTCTCCGCCGCCGTGCTTTTCCACTTGTCAGCGGTTTCCTGCATTCCCTTGAGCGCCTCGCGGGCCTGCTTTGCGCCGGACACATAATCCGCAATGGCCACGGTGGCATAGATGGTCGCGGCGGCAACGGCCAGCCATACGGCGGGTGAACTGCCAAGCACGCTCAGGAAGCCCTTGATCCCGCCACCTGCCTTGCCAACCGCTGTGGCAAACTTGCCGATGCCGGTTGAGATGCTGCCGATGCCCTTGGTCACCTTGCCAAAGAGCAGCAGCACAGGCCCAATCGCGGCGGCAATAGCGGCATACTGGATGATCTGCTTGCGCTGGGCTTCATCCATCTGCAGGAACTTGCTCAGCAGGTTGTCCGCGCCTTCGATCAGGCTCTGGATGGTGGGATTCAGGTCATCGCCGATCTGCTGCCCAAACAGCAGCGCCTTGTTTTTGAGGTTCGTGAGCTTGCTGGCCGTAGTGCTGTAGCGCTTCCCGGCCTCATTGGTCAAGGCCGTGTTTTCCTCCCATGCAGCGTTGGCCATGTTCTGTGCGCGGGAGAACAGTTCGGTCGCGTTGGTGGCGCGGAGCAGCGTATCGCGTAGGCGAATCTCGTTGATGCCGATGTCCGACAGCGTCTTAATGGCGCTTTCGCCTTCATCGTCCAGTTTGGACAGGCCCACGATAAACGCCTGAAATGCTGCGGCGGGATCGTTGTCCCACAGCGTCTTAAACTGCTGCGCCGTCATCCCGGCCACCTTGCCGAAGTCATCCAGCGCCTCGCCGCCTGTCGCAGAGGCAACCTCCATTTTCACCAGTGCCTTGGAGAACGCTGAGCCGCTCATCTGTGCCTCGATGCCCACGGAGGACAGCGCCGCCGCAAAGCCCAATACCTGTGCTTCGGTCAGACCCACCTGCTTGCCCGCGCCAGCCATGCGGTGCGCCATCTCCATGATGGGCTTTTCCGTCGTGGCGAAATTGTTGCCCAGATCCACCAGCGTGGAACCAATATTGGAAAACTGGCTCTGGCTGGTGCCCATGATGTTTGCAAACTGGGCAATGGTCGTCGCAGCCTCGTCCGCGCTCAAGTCCTCGCAGGAATTGCCGAGGTCAATCATGACGTGGGTGAAGTCGGACAGATGCTCGGTAGCAACGCCCAGCTGACCGCCCGCCGCCATGCCCTCGTTGATCTCATCTGTGCCCGCCGCGACCTCGGTAGACATGCGCTTGGACGTAGCCGCCAGCTGATCAAACTCAGCTTCTGTAGCGTCTACGGTCTTTCGGACAGAAGCGAAGGACGATTCAAACCCAATAGAAGCCTTGACTGCCGTTGCGCCGAGGCCCAGAATGGGTGTGGTCATGACGGTGGTCAGCGTTCGGCCTGCCGTCGTCATTTTCTTGCTGATAGCGTCGCACTTTTTCCCGAAGGCTTCGAGGTTCTTGCCCGCTTCCGTCCATGCGGACTTTGCCGTGTTCAGCTGCTGATTGGTTTTTTCAATCTGAGCGCGGGTGGCAGCAACGGCAGCCTTGGCACGGTTCAGCGCGGCGTCCGCGTCGATCACCGCATCCGAAGCCTGCCGGACTTTCTCCGGATCGTTAGCCTGCTGGGCGGCTGTCAGCTGTTCTTTCGCGCCCCACAGCGCATTCTCATATTGCTGAACGCTCTGCTCCTGCAGGCGCAGCTTGTCATTCAGCAGCGTCAGCTTGGCGGCGAGACCGGTCACGCTGGTGTCCATGTCCTTAATGCCTGCCGTGGCCAGCTTGAACCGGCTCTCGGCCAGATCGATCTGCTTGCCGAAGGTGATGATGGCAGCCTTGCTGACATCAATGGACTTTCCGGCGGCATCCCAGTTGGTCTGTGCCAGCCGCAGAGACTGATTGCACTGGTTGATCTCCGCCTGTGTGCTTCTGACCGCCGCCTGCGCCGTATTCAGCTTGGTGGTCGCATCGGTCACCGCATCCGCCGCGTTTTGAGTGGTTTTCTTCAGCGCCGTATTCTGGCCGGTGAGCTTTTTGACCTCGGAGCAGGAATTGCGATATTCCGCTTTCAGCGCGTCCAGATTGGCCTTGGCAGCAATGGTGGCAGAGTCGTTCTCGCCGAGGGTGGCAGAATACGTCCTGACCTGCTGCGCCGCCGCAGCCACCTGTTCCTTGAGCGCCTGCTGTGCGGTTTTCGCGTCGGTCAGCCGCTGCGCGTAATCGTTCTGGCGGGAAAAGCACTCCTGCAGCTTGTCGTTCGCTGCCGACAGTGCCCGCTCATACTGTGTTACTGCATCCTTCTGCAAAGACAGGCGGCGCTTCAGCGTCGAAAGCTGTGTGGCAAGGCCGGTGGCGCTGCGTTCAAAGCCCTCCACGCCGGAGGCCGCCAGCTTGAACTGGCTCTCCGCCTCAGCGATCTGCTTATTGACGGACTTGATGTTCCGGGTAAAATTGTCCGTTTGCAGGGACAGCGACACCACAAGATCGCGGAGGGTTTCAGCCATCAGTACTCACCTCGATGCAATAAAAAATCCGTGGGCGATTGCTCACGGTTTCAGAGATTGCCACACCTGATCGATATAGGCACGGCGCGGTTGCTTTTTCTCTTTTTCCTTTCGGGCGCTCCATGCCCGGACGCGGAGGAACCCCAGCATATCCATGCCGTCGATTTCGCTCATGCGCCAGCCGCCTTCCAGCAGGCTGTTATAGGTGGAATAAATGAAATCGGGCAGCGTCAGGACTGAAGCGTCGCCGCTTCCTCCGTCTTCGCTGCCTTCGTAGGGAACTCGTCCAGAATCTCCGTGGTCTGCGTCTGAACCGCCATGAGCGCCAGCGCAATGTCGTGCATCATGCGATCCACCGGGTAGTAATCCAGCACATCGTCCGGGGTGAATTGATTCCCGAACAGCAGACAGAACCAGCGGATCATCACGTCCAGCGCCTCGCCGATGGACAGGTTCTTCGCGTCCTCCGGCACCTCGCCCTTGAGCGCAGCATTGGAGATGGCCACAATGCGCCCATACATCTGGGCGGCGGGTTCCATTTCCCGCAGGGCGCGGCCGGACACAAAGTCAACGGTGTATTTATGATTGTTTAGTGTGCAGGTGATCATTCTCTACCTCCTGTTAATAGTCAACGTCATCCAAATACAAGGGATCGAACTGTACAAGCTGGTTGGTGGAGATGCATTCGCGGATGATTTTAATATTTTCTTCATCCGTACTTCCGGGAAAACCAATACCCACAGCGTAGGGATAAGGCTTGCCAAAATGAACACGGTACTCATTCATCGCCTTTTCAAATGCACTCATTTCCTTTTCCTCGCTTTCACCATGTCCTGATAAACCTGATAGGTCTTTGGAAAATAATCCTTGATTGCTTGTAGCGAACCTGGATGTGCAGCTTCTGCTGATATGATTTCTGCAAAGATTTCTTTGCTATTTCCGCGTCCATCCCAATAGTCCAAACCATGACCTGCTCCCAGCGGATAAGCGATGCCGATGCCTGCACCTTCAAGCATATCAGAAATATCGCTTCTGTCACGCATACTGTATTTATGCATCGCTTCATTCGTCAATACCCGCGCTGCCTGTTTCGTGGTCAGTGTTGGGTTTTGACGCTGAATGCGTGCCAAGTGTCCTGCCAATTCATCCTTAGCTGTCCTACCAAGTAATCCACCAGCAGAACCTCCTCGCAATATTGGTTTACCTCCAGCATCAATGCCCTGAAAGAGATCCGAGTAAGCACTATATCTGTATTGGCCTGCGCTTCGGGCAATCAGATAATCTGTCATGTGTCCATATTCATGAAACAGCGTGCCGTAAGGTGTATGGATACTATCTCCCCGAGCAACTTCCCTGATGTTCAGGTGGACGCTGTCATCCATAGGAGCGTAATACGCGCCATGTTCGCCTCCGCGCATATCGGTTGCTCTGAATTGTGAAGCATACTCTTCCCACATTTCTCGGATATGCGTAGGTACATTTTGAAGCATCGCCATGACCGAATTGGCGTGATTTGTACCGTAGGCGTTCCTCAAAAACGTTTGAATGGACGCAATACTGCCTGCAGTCTGACGGTGACTGGAGCTACCTCTTCCTCCCATCAGATTACCTCTTTTTCTGCGCGTGCGCAAGTCCGGAATGGAAAGAAGTGTGCCATTCTATATTGCCGGTGCAGCCTTCCGGCACATCGCCGAAGAAAAGAATCTCGCTGGGACACAAAAGACGCAGCATTTCGTTATAGCCCAGCAGAAATAGCCGCTTGGCTTCCGGTGCTTTCTGTGTACCTACCGAGGAAATAGCCACCGTGCCACCAATTGGTTCACCGTCAAAGCACCATGCAAAGCTCTTTTCATCGCTCCAGCAGATGGAAGGGATCACCGTCAGCCCCATCCGCTGCCAATAAGCAGCCAGTATGTGCTTGCGCCAGTGGTTGTAGATTTGAACGGCAGGCGGATAATCGGTAAACATGCTGAAATCCGGTGAAAGCACAGCCTGAAACTCACTGAGCAGCTTGGCGTACCGGGCAGGATCATTCCAGCAGCGCTCAAACAAGTAATCGTCGATAAAAAAGTGAACCCCGTGTGCCCCGCGCAGAGCGTCCGTTTTTGCACTGTTGAAGGGAATCCAGCGGAGCTTTGCCATTTTAGGTACAGGCTGAATCACAGGAATCTGATACGGCCCCGCACATTCAAACTCACCCAGCTGCAGATTGTGGCCGTTTCGGCTCAGCGCTTCCAGAGACAAAAGGTTCACCTCCATGTAAAAACACACCGTCTGCCGGGGACGAGCCGACAGCGGTGTGCATGATTGAAATGGTTTGTTGTTACGGGCCGGGCGCGGTAAAGGTCGGCTCGTACACTTCCGTCAGGAAGGTGGCGGCCTTTTCAGCGGTAAAGCCGTTCTGGCCCTCGTCCGCCACCGCCTGATAGCGGTTGTCGTGGGTTCGCTTAATGGCCGTCCACTCGATTTCGCCGGTCTGGCGGGTGACGTTCGTGCCTTCCTTGGTGGCGTAGTTCTCCGTGACGGGCTTTGCTCTGACCTTGAACAGCCAGACGTAGCGGAAGGTGCCGTCCGACTTTTCCGACTTGAAGCCCACGGCGAAGTAAGGCGGACGGTCGGAAGCCGTGCGCACCAGCACGCCGCTGTCGTCAATCTGGTTGCCGAATACCATTTCCTGAATGGCCAGCGGCACATCCGCCATTTTGGTCTTGAAGGTCAGTTCAGGATCGGGGTACAGCACGTCGAATTCCACATCGTCGGCGTGCTGCACGTCCGGATCAGCGTTTTCAGGGGTGATGGACGCTTCGATTGCGCCCGCCATCAGCTGAAGCGCACCATAGGTGTGCTCGGTTTCGGTATCCTTGGTCAGCGGCGCGATGACCACGTTTTTCAGGCCGACCGTCGAGGAAACCTGCGGGGAAGCGGTAGGCGTTGCCATGTGTCTAATCCTCCTTTAGAGTTGGTCGATAGCGTCCCGCAGCCCGTCCCGGATGATCTCGTAGGCTTCATCCGAGCGGGTATCGTAGGCAGGACGGATAAAAGGATGCGCAGGCGCGGGAGCCGGGCCGCCATGTCCGTACTCCACAGGCGGGGCGTAATAAGCGCCCTCCTCCTTGCGGTGTATGCCAATGGTGATGCTCCTGCCGCTGTACCTGCGCTTGCGTACCTTGCCGGTCTGGATGGAGCGGTTCAGTACGCCGGTGATGATTTTGGGGTCGCTGGAAGCGTTGGCCTTCATCTGCTCGTAGATGGGCACGGCGGCGGCTTCCAGAATGCGCTTCGCCACGGGAGCGCCCGCGCCGTCCGCGTCCATGCGGCTGGCCATGCCCGCAATGTCGCTCATGAGGCTGTCAAAGCCGTCCGTATCAAGGGACATGAGGCACCTCCGTTCTCAGGCACCACGTCCACTGCACAGCGTACTGCCGAGTAGCCGTGTCGTACTCTGGCTGGTTGTACCCCCGGTCGCTTTCCTCCACGATGGAAAAGCCCGCCGCGTACATGGCCTGCCGGATGCGATTCGCCGTCTCAGTAGGGTCGATATCGCTCCACAAATTCAGGTACACGAAGGTGCGGTAACTGGTCACCTGATCGTCCTGATGGCTGGCCTCCGTCATGGTGGTGGAGTACACGGCATATTGCACAGGCGGGTTCTGGCTGGGAGTCGTCGCTCGCCATACGCCCGCCATGACTGGGATGCCGATGTTTTTCAGCGCGTCCTGCACCTGCTTCATCAGCCGCTCACCCCTTCGGAGATGGAGGCTTTCAGACCCAGATAGGTATTGTGGAAGCCGTACTCGCCCAGTGTGGAAATGAACCACTTCTTGCCCCGGAACCGCACCCACATGCCGGGCACAACGTCCGAACGATAGCGAATGGTGAAGTTCACCACGGCTTCGGTGTTCATAACATCCGCGCTGCGGTAGTGCTGGTTGCCAGCGTCCGTGACCGCCGCCCATGCCTTGCAGATAACATGGTCTGTCGGCTCCGGGAAGCCGTTTTCATTGACGGCGTTCTCCGTATACCCGATCTCCACCAGATGCCGGAGACTACCGGGATGCGGATTGGCTTCAAAGTTTTTATAGCCGCGCAAGCACGGTCACCTCCTAAAACATCTTCACGGGATCGCGGTAGGGATAGAGCAGATTTTCAAAGGCAATGCGCATGGTGGCGTATATGGCCCGATCCGGGTTATCCCGGTTTTCGTAGTAATGGCTGACGAAGAGCAGGACGGCCAGACGAACAGGCTCAGGCGCTGGCTCGGAAAACTGCACCCGGCAGTAATCCTCAGCCGTTGCCTGAGCCTGCCTGATGAGGCTTTCCAGATAACCGTCCTCTTCGTCGTGCTGGATGCGCAGGTGGGTTTTCACCTCATCGACGGTGACGATCATGCTGCGTCACCTCATTGGCCAGATGCCGTCAAGCCCGCGTTGCGGATGGCGGCCAGCAGACCGTTGAAGTCGTCCTTCAGGGCTGCGATGGTGGTCGCCTCGCTGTCGGCAATATAGGCGATCTGCGCAACAGGTTCCGACTGGCCGAACAGATCGTCACCGCCCTCAATGGTCGCACCGGGCAGGAATGTCAGCTTGCCGCCAATGACCAGCTCGCTGCCGCCGTGGGCAAAGTAATTGTGGGTGTTTCGGGTCATGTCTTTTTCAGGATCAGCTCGTTTCACCTGTCATCCCTCCTTACGCCGCTTTCATCTGCAGTACCTTAACCGCTTCGGGAAGGATGAGCTTGCCGTCCACGCGCTGAGAAGCCAGGAAGCCCACCTGACCGGTCGGGGCGTACAGCTCGTTGAGCCGCTGGAACTTGCGGCTTTCCCGGTCGGCAATCCAGTAATAATTCATATCGCCAAACACCATCGCCTTGGCACCTGCTGCAATGGTAGGCATGAAGGTGGAGGTGTAGACAGGGCGGTTCAGAATGGTATCGGGCGTACCCGCCGTTACGCTGGGCTGCCAGATATAGTCGCCGTTGCCGTTCTTCAGCTGACGCAGTGCCTTCATGGTCGCGTCATTGGTCAGAAACACAGCGCTGCGGCGGTACGGGGCGCGGAGGCTGTAAAACAGATCCATGACCTCGTCGAAGGTCAGCGTCGTAGCGCTCTTGGTGGTCACACCCACCTCCGCGCCGCCCGTGGTATGAAGTAGGCCAGTGGGCTTGCCGGTGCCATTGCCCGTGAAGAAGGCTTCCTCTTCCGCAGCGCCGATGCGGCGGGCAAACTCGCGGGCGATATACGAAGCCACATCGAACACGGAGTCGTGCAGCAGCTCGTCGGAAACCTTGATCATCGTCGCCAGCTTGTAGGCGCTGATGGAGGTCTGACCGAAAGCGTCGTCGCTCTCCGGATAGGCAGCCTCTTCGTCGATCCAGCTGGCAGTGCCCTTGGACACCACAATGGGAATCTTGCGGTCGCCGGAGCTGGCGCGGATGATATGGGCAAAGCGGCGGAAGATGTTCTCCTCCTCAAGGGATTCGATCAGGGTATGCTCGTACTCGTCCGGCACGAGATAGCCGCCCTCGGAATCGGTGCCCACCTGCAGAGCATTGAGCACCTCGTGCGGCACAGCCTTGTCGCGCATAGTGCGCCAGAAGGCGGCCTTATAGGAATCCGAAGCCCTGCCGGTCTTTTCAGTCTTGCCTTCGGGCGTGATGGGCTTATCCGTGAGCGTTCGGGCCGTCGGGCGGTCAAACTCCAGATCCAGCGCCTCCTGACGCTCCAGCCGCTCGATTTCCTTGCCCATGCGGATCACGTCGGCTTCCATCTGGTCATAGGTGGCGCTGTCCTCGGCGGACAGGGTACCATTCGCGTCCTTGCGGGATTCCACAAACGCCTTGGCGGCCTCCCACAGCTTGACGCGCTTTTCGCGCATGGCGCGGATTTCATTCATAGACATGTGTTTTTCCTCCAGTCAGTAGTCGTATTTCAGCCGATCCAGCCGCTGCTTCAGCGCAGAAGCGCTCGTGCGCAGCTCGGTCGGAGCAGGAGAGGGCGCGGGCTTTTCAGCCTGTACCTTTTCCAGCAGACAATTCATCACGCGCTGCTGCACGCTGGCGGACGAAAAAAACATGGACTCTCCCGTTTCCTGCGACTCTTTCTCCGAAAAGAGAATCTCATCGCAGAAGCCAAGCTCCTTGGCTTTTACGGGGTTCATCCATGTTTCATCGTTCATCATATGGCTGATGCGGGTGCGGGACAGGCCGGTTTTCAGCTCGTAAGCGTTGATGATGCTTTCCTTGACCTCATCCAGCAGCTGACCCGCTCTGCGCATTTCCTCGCTGTCGCCCATGGCGATGGTGAAGGGATTGTGGATCATCATCATGGCCGTGGGGCTCATGCAGACCCTGGTGCCCGCCATGGCGATGACCGATGCCGCGCTGGCTGCAATGCCGGTGATCTTGACCGTCACGTCGCCGGGGTATTCCCGGAGCATGGTGTAGATCTGCGAAGCGGCAATGGTGTCGCCGCCCGGCGAGTTGACGGAAATAACGATGGGGCCGTCTGCGGAGAACAGCTCCTCCCGGAACGCGGCAGGGGTCACTTCATCCCCATACCAACTTTCCTCCGCAATTGGCCCCTCCAGAAGCAGCGTCCGCTCCTCCGGGTTGGTTTCGTCTCTGGCCCAATTCCAGAAATGCTTGTTCATCTGGATTTCCTCCTGCCGCGCTTGGACGGCTCGTTTTCTTCGGGTTTGGTTTCTTCCTCTGGCGCATCTTGTCCGTTATCTTGTCCTGTATCTTGGCTGCTCTCCTGGTTCCCCTGAATGGCAAGCCCCATGAGCACGCCCAGACCGGCAAGGCTGATGGGAATCATGTTGCCGTTGACAAGATAGGCGTTGCCGCCTTCCTCCTCGGAAACCGGGTTCAGATTCTCCAGTTCCCGGATGTCGTTGGTGGACATCCAGCCGTTCTGCCGGGCGATGGCATAGCCCTCCATGCGGGATTTGTAATCACCACGCATGAGGCCGTCCAGATTGAATTGCACATAAAAGCGCCCCTTCTCGTTATCCGGGAAAAGAGCGCGATTGATGGCCTGTTCAATCCTCACCAGCCATGGCCGGATGGTATGGACGGCAAAGGAGATATTCTGCGATTCGATATTGGAGAAGGTCGCCCGGTCAAGATCGCCGATCATGTGCGGCGGCACACGAAAGATACGGCAGATTTCCGAAACTTGGAACTTTCTCGTTTCCAAGAACTGCGCCTCATTGTTGGGCAGGCTCAACGGAACGAACGACATTCCCTCTTCCAGTACAGCCACGCGGCTGGCATTGCCGGAGCCGCCATAGGCAGCGTTCCAGCTGGCACGCAGTGCAGCCGGGTCTTTGACCGTGTTTGGGTGTGTCAGGATACCGCTGGGGCGTGCACCGTTGGAGAAGAACTTGCTGCCGTATTCCTCGGCTGCGATGCCAAGGCCGATGGCGCTTTTCTCCAGCGCAATGGGGCTATACCCCACAATGCCGTCAAAGCCAAGACCGGGCACATGCAGCACCTCGCTTGGGTCAAGCGCCCAGGTCTTGCCGTCGCTGGTGGTGTAGGTATAGGTCAGGTTGCCCTTGCTGTCCCTGTCCACCTCCATGTGATCCGGCAGCAGCGGATACAGGCTGTCGATTTGCGAGCGGCCTGTGCGGATGATCTGGCAGTAGCTGTTCCCATAGAGCAGCAGGTGTGTCAGCATGGTTTCCCGCCAGACAAACGAGGTCATCTCCAGATTCGGCTCGTCGTGGATCAGGCGGTACAGCGGATGTTCGATGGCCTTCCGGCTGCCTTCGTCCGTGGCTTCATACACATGGAAGGGCAGACTGGCGATGGTTTCCGCGATCACGCGCACGCAGGCGTAAACGGCAGAAACCTGAATAGCCGAGCTGGGGCTGACCGACTTGCCGGAACCGCTCATGCCAAAGTAGAAGCTGGGCGCTGTGGACACGGCGTTTTGGGGCTTGTCCCGCGCCCGGAACAGATATGAAAATGGATTTTTCATGGATACCTCCATTACAGACCGCTGCCGGTCTTATGGTTATGGCAGCTTTCGCAAAGCGCTTGCCAGTTGCGTTCATCCCAAAACAGCTTCTTATCGCCCCGATGTGGAATTATGTGATCGACCACATTGGCGGGCGTGAAGTTGCCCTGCTTCATACACTCCGCACACAGCGGATGGCTGCGGAGAAACCGTGCGCGGGCTGTGCGCCACTGGCTGCCATATCCCCGGCTGGCGGCGTTTTCCCGCGCAAACAGGACGCGATGCACCTCGCAGTACACCCCGTCCGACAGGTTCGGACATCCCGGATACCGGCAGGGACGTTTCGGTTTTCTTGGCATTTGGGCACCTCACAATACGATAAACCCGCGATGGTTATAGATAGAATCGCCGCCGTTCAGGTTCTTCATCGCCCGATCCAGCGCCATCACAAGCGCCACCGCGCCGTCCACCTTTTCGGTGGATTTTTCTTTGTCTAACTTCAGGTTGCCAGCCGGATCAGTGCGCACATAGGCGTTGTCCATATTCCAACGCAGCACCGGGTGTCCGCCGTGGCACAGCTTGTGCTCCAGAACAAGGCGCATCAATTCCTTCGTCGGAGGCGACATATCCTTAAAGCCCTGACCGAAGGGCACCATGGTAAATCCGTCGTCCTCAAGCGTCTGTACCATCATGGTGGCGTTCCATCGGTCATGGGCGATCTCCCGGATGTTATACCGCTCACCCAATTGGCAGATGAACTGCTCGATAAATCCATAGTGGACGACGTTGCCCTCCGTGGTGTGGATAAATCCACGTTTCGCCCACTGGTCATACGGCACATGATCGCGCCGGACGCGCAGGGAAAGCGTTTCCTCCGGTAACCAGAAGAAGGGCATGACCGTATACGGCTCGTCCTCATTGCTGGGCGGGAACACCAGCACCAGCGCCGTCAGGTCAGAGGTGCTGGACAGGTCAAGCCCGGCATAGCAGGCGCGGCCTTCCAGCTGATACGGATCAACCACGCCGCCGCACTCATCCCACTTGTCCATGGGCATCCAGCGGATGGACTGCTTCACCCATTGATTCAGGCGAAGCTGACGAAACTGGTTCTCATCGGCAGGCGTTTCCTGCGCCTTATGGAACGCATCCCGCACCTTATCGATGGTGATTGTGTGCCCCAGAGAGGGATTGGCCTTGTACCAGTTCGCCTCGCTCGTCCAGTCCGCGTCATCCGGAAGACCGAAGATAACCGGATAAAAACGCGGATCGACCTTCCGGCCTTCCAGCACATCCAGCGCCTTCTGGTGTACCTCCCAGCAGATGCTGTTGCGGTCGGTGCCCGCTGTCGTCAAAAAGAACCACAGCGGCTGCTTTCGCGCATCGCCGGAGCCTTGGGTCATTACGTCATAAAGGGCTCTGGTAGGCTGGGTGTGCAGCTCGTCGAAAATGCAGGCGCTGACGTTCAAGCCATGCTTGGTGGCCACCTCCGAGGACAGCACCTGATAGATGCTGCCTGTAGGCTGGTACACCATGCGCTTCATGGATGGAATGATCCTGATCCGCTTGCTCAGCGCCGGGGACTGCTTGACCATATCGACGGCTACATCAAAAACAATGGCTGCCTGCTGGCGGTCGCTGGCGCAGGAGTACACCTCGGCCTTCCACTCGTCGTCGTTAGCCAGCATATTCAGCGCGATGGCTGCGCCGAGCTCGCTCTTGCCCTGCTTTTTGGGAATCTCGATATAGGCGGTGGTATACTGACGCATGGTGAGATCGTCGTCTCGTACCGTTCCGAACACGTCCCGGATGATCTTCTCCTGCCACGGCAGCAGCTTGAAGGGTTTTCCGTGAAACTCGCCCTTCGTATGTCTCAAGCATTCAATGAAGCCAGTCACGCGCCGAGCCTTTCGCTCATCAAACATCGCCGTTCCACCCGCCCTTCAGCAGCTTCTCCATGGGATCATCGGAGAAGGCATCCTCCGAGCCGCCGCCTGCCGCAATGATGCGGGCGCGGGTTGCGGGAGTCAGGCCAAACTCCGAACAGAACGACTGCATGATCTTCAGGTTCTGTTGGGCAATGGATACCTGCGGCACCTGCTGCACATAGCCGGAGGGCGTTTGGAAGATAGAGCCGTGCTGGGTAATGAACGCCTCGGCTTCCTTCCATCTGGCGTATGCCTGACAGTATCCCTCGAAAGCCGTCAGGTCGGCCATGGTGAGCACACCCATGGCTTCAAGTGAGGGGGCCAGCCGCTTCCATTCCTTTTTTGCCTCCGGCAGCAGCCATGTCGGGCATTTAATGTTTCCCTTGGGCGGGATCGGCTCATTTTCGTTGAGCGGTCGCTTGCCCGGATTGCCCTCAAGAATTTTGAGCGCCGTGGGCTTGGGCTTTCTGCCTCTGGTCGCCATGCTGGTCACCTCCCTTCGCAAAAGATCATCTTATTAAGTCGTAAGAACAGCTTCATACGGAAGCTCCCGCCCATCCCGAAGCACACTGATTTTGGCGTTTGGACAGGCTGCCCGGAACCGCTCCACAATAACGCTGGCGTAGCGCGGGTCAAGCTCCATGGTGTAGCAAATGCGATCCGTCTGCTCGCAGGCCATGAGGGTACTGCCCGAACCGCCAAAGGTATCCAGCACGATGGCGTTGGGCGCAGAGCTGTTTTTAATGGGGTACGCCAGCAGCGGCAGCGGCTTCATGGTCGGATGCAGCTTGCTCTGGGTAGGCCGGTCGTATTTCCAGACGGTGGTCTGCTTGCGGTCGGAAAACCATTTGTGCTTGCCGTTGGGCAGCCAGCCGTAGAGCACCGGCTCATGCTGCCACTGATAGGGGCTGCGCCCCAGCACCATGGTGTTCTTGACCCAGATGCACACGCCGCTGATATGAAAGCCTGCTTCCTTAAACGCCCTGCGGAAATTCAGCCCTTCTGTGTCCGCGTGGAAGATATAGGCGGACGCGCCCTCGGCCAGATGCGGCACGACCGCCCGGAACGCTGACAAAAGGAACTCATAGAACTGTCCGTCTGACATACTGTCATTTTGGATTTTCTTTCCGTCCGCGCTCTCGTAGGCCACGTTGTACGGCGGGTCGGTCACGACGAGGTTCGCCTTATGACCATTCATAAGCAGCGCGAGGTTCTCCGGCAGCGTGGAGTCACCGCACACCATGCGGTGACGGCCCAGCGTCCAAACGTCGCCCTCCTGCACGAAGGGCTGCAGCTCATCCGCGTCGATGTCGCAGTTATCGTCCTTCACGTCCTTGTCATGGACTTTGGAGAACAGGTCGTCCACCTCGGCAGCGTCAAAGCCGGTCGCGCCGAGGTCATACCCGGAAAGCTGAAGGTCGGACAGAAGATCCGCCAGCGCCTTGGGCTCCCATTCGCCGACCGCCTTGTTGAGCGCGATATTCAGCGTCTTCTCGTCCTGCGGGTTTTCGATATGCACCACCACGCAGTCGATTTCCTTCACGCCCTCCGCGACCAGCACCTTATACCGCTGGTGGCCGCCCACGATATTGCCGGTGACCTCGTTCCAGATTACGGGATCGACATAACCGTAGGTGGTCATGCTGCGCTTGATCTTTTCGTAGGCCGGATCACCCGGCTTTAAGTCCTTGCGCGGGTTGTATTTCGCCGGTTTCAGCTTTTCGACCGGCACCTTTTGCAGCTTCATATCTGTGTTCATGCATTCTCCTTTATCAGCATAATTTCCCTGATTTCCAGCAGAATAATAAGGGAAATTTCTCTTAGCAGGTTGACGTTTCCCTTATTCTATGGCATAATTCAAGGGAAACCGATTGGAGGGTAAGGCAATGAGAGAATTTCATTACGCAGCGATTCGGGAGCAGAAGTGGGATTCCGAGATACTGGGCCTGATTGCCGCTATCTATAAGGAAGCTGGAAAGCAGGAGATGTATCTTAAGCAGCGCCCGGAGGAGTTGGAAAAGCTGGTAGAGATTGCGAAGATTCAGAGTACCGAGGCTTCCAACGCCATCGAAGGCATTGTTACCACAAGCACGCGCATTCGCCAGCTGGTGGAAGAAAAGACCACGCCACGTAACCGCGATGAGCAGGAAATTGCCGGATATCGTGACGCACTGAGCGTCATTCATGAGAACTTCGACGTTATCCCAATCACCCGCAATTACATTCTTCAGCTGCACAAAATCCTTTACAGTCATATGAACAATCCCATGGCCGGTCAGACAAAGAGCGTACAGAACTACATCAGCGCCACTTATCCGGATGGGCATACCGAGACGCTGTTCACGCCTCTTGCGCCCTTCGAAACGCCGGAAGCGCTCGACTGCATCTGTGAGGAATATAATCGCGCTACAGGCAATCTGGAAGTAGAGCCGCTGATTCTTATCCCGGTTTTCATCCACGACTTCCTGTGTATTCATCCTTTCAACGATGGAAATGGCCGAATGAGCCGTCTGCTCACGACCCTGTTGCTGTACCGCAGCGGCTTCTATGTGGGCAAATACATCTCATTGGAAGCCAAGATTGCGAAAAACAAAGATCTTTACTACGATGCACTTCGACAGTCGCAGACAGGCTGGCACGATGGTCGGGAAGATGCGATTCCCTTTATCAAGTATCTGCTGGGTATCGTCCTTTCTGCCTATCGCGATTTTGAGGAGCGTTTTTCCCTCGTGGAGAAGAAGCAATCTGCGCTTGAAATGGTGCGTCAGGCAACGCTCCATAAAATCGGTCGATTTACCAAGCAGGATATTCGGGAGCTGTGCCCTTCACTGAGCGTCAGCTCCGTCGAAGGCGCGCTTCGCAAGCTGGTCGCATCCGGCGAACTGGCACGAGAAGGCAGCGGCAAGAGTACCTGCTATTACCGGCTCAAATAGCCATTTGGGATACCAACAGAGATCGTCCTTCGGGGCGATCTTTTTTTGTTTTGGAACCAATACCCCCACCCCGGAATTTCGCGAAAATTCGCACGAGAGGGGGCCGCGGTCTCCAGCCGGTACAGCCCAAGGATTCGATCCCCCCTTGGGGGCCACACCGGAACGCGGCGGGCGCGGCGCGGGGCGGGCACGTGGCCGGGCGGCGCGGCGCGGACGGTTTTCGGGGCTTTCCGGGGCGGACACGGGGAAGGCGCGGCGGGCGGCGGGCGCGGGGCGGCAAGGCCGGGGTGGCTCCCCGTTGCCGGGGCGCGGTGGGCGGCGGCGCGGGCAAAACGGCTGCACCCAGCGCGGCTTGTGTAGGGTTTCAGGCCACCTCTGCGATAGAGGCGGCGGGCGGGCGAAAAAGCCCGTTTTTGCCTTATAAGGAAGCGCTTTTTTTCCGGGCACGGCTCTTGTCAAATCAGAGCTGTTTTACGCCCGAATCCTTGTCGTTTCGGTCGGGTTGCTTTTTCGGCGGCGCGGAGTGATGAATGTGTCACGCCGGGCGGGGCGGGCGAAAAGCCCCGCCGGAAAACGAAACGACCAAGCGAAAGGAGCGCACCCCATGAAAAACCAGACTTTCGGTATCGAGATTGAAACCACCGGCATAGGCCGGGAACGCACCGCCAAGGCCATCGCTGCGTACTTCGGAACAACTGCCCACTACGTCGGCCACCACCTCGGCGACTGGCACGTACCCATGCCGGACGGGCGCAAGTGGGTGGTCGAGCGGGACGGCTCGGTCACCGACCCCAGCGCGGAGGTCGTAAGCCCGGTGTGCCGGTGGGATGACCTGCCCATGGTACTCGCGGTCACCAAGACCATCCGGGCGGCGGGCGCGAAAGCCGACGGTTCCTGCGGCATCCACGTACACGTTGGGCTCGGGGAGCACACCCCGCAGAGCCTGCGGCGGCTGGTGAATATCGTAAACGCCAAGGAAGACCTGCTGACACAGGCGCTGGGCATCGACCCGTACCGCAGACACCGCTGGTGCGCCCCGGTCGCCCCGGAATTCCTCGAAGCGCTGAACCGCGCCAAGCCCGATTCCTTCGAGAAGATGGCACAGCTTTGGTACAGGCACAGCGGCGGCAGCAGAAGCGATTGGCGGGAGTGCGCCCGGACACATTACGACTCCAGCCGCTACCACCTGCTCAACCTCCACGCAGCCTTTTCAACGGAGCGCCCCGCGCACACCATCGAGTTCCGTGCCTTCAACGGCACACTCGACCCGGACAAGATACTGGCCTACATCCAGCTGTGCCTCGCCATCAGCGCACAGGCGCTCAGCAGCAAAGCTGCCAGCCCGACCCGCCCGGTTACCGATAACCCCAAATACGCCTTCCGATGCTGGCTTCTGAAGCTGGGCTTCATCGGCGACGAATACAAAATCGCCCGCGAAGTGCTCATCAAGCTCCTGCCGGGGAACAGCGCTTGGCGGCAGGTGGCGTAACCTGCCGCCCCGGCAACGGGGCACACCCGCCTGACGAGACCCGGCTGGCTACCGGGCGAAACTGGCACATCGCCTGTCGCGGGAAGCCCGCAGGAGTCACAGCTCCTAAATCAACGCGGCACAGCCGCCAAGGAGGACACACCATGGAAAACAGGTACTGGAACCAGAACGGAGCCGCGCAGGCACACTACGACGAAATGGAAGCCGCAGGTTTTGAATACACGCAGGCGACCTACAGAAGCATGCACAGCTATTACCGCTACTACAACGACGGCGACTTGCCCGGCTGGGCGCGGAGCCGCTGGGAGCTCACCGAACACACCAGCTACTATCCTTTCCGCAAGCTCAACGAGGCTGGCGAAGAAGAACAGGAGCGCCGGGTTACCGAGAGGATTGAAATCGAGTACCGCCGCTTCCTCAAGGCACAGCGTAACCCCGCCTAACGATGACCTTCGGCACAGGTCGAAACCGGGGCAACCTGGTCGCGGGAGATAGCTCCTAAATCAACAGGGCGCATAGCCCGGAAGGAGACACACCATGTACGAAAACGAAGAACGCATCACCGAAACCGAGGTCGTCGATGGCTTGCGGGCGCTGCTCTACGGCGAGTCCCTCGAAGACACCCTGCTGGACGGCAGCCGCACAGAAACCTACAGCGACGGTGGTTACCTGACCCACGACGAAGGCTTTGTCATCCGCACCCCCGACGGCTCGGTCTTCCAGATTACCGTCAAGCAGGAGCGCTGAAGCACAGCATCCAAATCGACGCGGCACAGACCGCAGAAAGGAACACGCCATGCCTGAAAGCACATTCATCCTTCGCTTTACGCACTATGACAGCTCCGAAATCGAGGAACAGGAGCACACCACAGCGGCAGCCGCTTGGGAGGCATTCCGCTGCTTTGCCGAGCCGGACAGCTTTGAAATCTACAGCCGGATTGAGTTGGTAGAACACAACTGGGAAGAGAAACAGGAATACCCGCTGGCACAGATGACCTTCCTCGCCTGACGATGGTCGGCTGGCTACCGACCGAAACGGGCTTTCAGCCCGTCGCGGGAAGCCGCCGGGGCACACGCTCCGAAATCACAAAGGAGGAACACAGCCATGTGCGTAATCTGCGCATCACCCAAAGGAACCCGTCAACCCAGCATCTCCGAAATCAAGCGAATGTTCTGCCGCAACCCTCACGGCGCGGGCTATATGGTCGCCCGGGAAGGTCGGGTAGAAATCCACAAGGGCTTCATGAACCTCGGCGACTTCCTCGCCGCACTCAAATCAGAACACTTCACGGCGGCGGACAGCGTGGTGTACCACTTCCGCATCAGCACACAGGCGGGCGTCAATCCAGAAATGACACACCCGTTCCCACTTTCAAATCAGCGCGAGGACATGAAGGCGCTGGACGTGATCTGCGGCTGCGGTATCGCACACAACGGCGTCATCCGGCTGACCACAGACCCTGCCGAGAAGGAGTACAGCGACACAGCCATTTTCATTACCGACTATCTGAGCCAATACATCCTGCGGCCTTCCGACCTGCACCGGGACGAGTTCCTGAATGCGATTGGCCGCCTGATACAGTCAAAGATGGCGATACTGGATGCCTCCGGCTATATTGCTACGGTCGGCTCCTTCATCAACGACCGGGGGCTGCTCTTCAGCAATATGTACCACCGGATGTAAGCGCCTGCCCCAAAACGCTGGAAGCCGCTCTCAAATCGAGGGCGGCTTTTCTGTGTCTCCGGGCTTGCGCAACAGGCCGCCACGTTTGCCCCCGTTTCGCACTATAAGTCTGCGGGGCTGAGAATACCCGGCTGCCGGGGAATACGCGGCGACAGGCGGCAACGTGCGCCCGTGTGGGCAAACGGAGGGAGGAGCGCAGCGACAAACGAAAGCCGCCCGGCTGGACGGCTTTTAAATCGGCGATTGCCTATTACTTTTTCAGTATGTCGATGGCATACTGCGGTGTGCTTTCCTTGACTCGGAAGCGGATCACTACGGTTCCGTCCGACACATCGTACCTTGCTTCAAAGGGCTCATACCACAGGGCGGTCAGTCCCGGACAGTGTTCGTGTGCGTCCAAACGACATGCTTCCCAATCCGTATTGACCGGGTACTGCAGCCACAACCTGTACAGTTCCATCAGGTAGTCAAGCTGTGCGCCCGCTTCGATCTTCTGAATCGCCTGCTCGGCAGGCAGGGCTTTGAAATCCTTCTGGTGCTGTGGCTGAAGGCAAGCCCAATGCGCCAGAGGCTTAGGCGCTCCCATGAAAGCCATCTTCGCTTCGTCTGTGCCACAAAGGTCGCAAATCATGATGTCATAGCTGCGGCTCAATGCGTTGGTGTACAGCCGGTCGCCCAGCTTCATCGTGTGCTCGCCGCAGCGCGGGCAGCGGGTATAGGTGCCCGCTTCCTGTGCCGCCTTGATTTCTGCCATGCGCTTCTGAATCGTCCTCATTTGGCATCCTCCTCGCTCTGCTGTGTTTCGTCAGTTCCTGAATCGGCCTATGCGTTTTCGCACTGCTGCCTGCGAATCTCGGCGTATTTCTGCCTGTGCGCATCCATCTTTGCAGTGGTGCGGAAGGCGGCGAAGCCATGCAAGTGATCAAGCAGGACGCTGCGCAGTTCCTTGTATTCCGCGCCGCCCAGCCCCAGCTGGAGGAGGAAGCCCCGGCAGAAATACTTCATCTCGCTGTCTTCCGGTTCAATCATCACAGTGTTCACCCGCGTGGCGGCTTTGGCCTTATCGACGATGGCCAGCAGGAGCTTTGCGTAATGCTGCCAGCGGGTGGGGTCGTTTTCGTCGTGCGGGAAAACCAAACCGATGCGCCCGTCTTCCAAATCAATGCCCTTGATGAAGCCGTGGTCAATGCTCTCGCGCAGGACACGCTCCAGAATCGGCAGCTCGGTCAAGGCGTCGCTCTGCAGTGTGGTGATGACCTCGGGTTCGATCACGATGTCCCTGCTTCGTGTCATCTCGCAAAGCAGGCGCTGCCTTGCGTACAGCGTGCGAATCAGGTTCTTGAGCCCCGTGGGCGTGAAGGAGGAAAGTGGGAGGAAAACGCAGGTGTGCGTAATGGACTCGTCGGCAGCCGCTTCCAAATCAGGCGTTGTCTTTTCAGCATGCTGTTCTTCGATGTTCTCCGCTGCGGACTGTTCCACCATAGGGATCGGCTCCGTAATGTAGCCGTGCTCCAGCAGCCAGCCCGTGACCGCCAGCAGTTCAAGGTGTTCGCCGGTGATCGCACCGTCGCGCTCGATGGTCAGGTTGCCTACGCGGTAGGCGTATGTCGGGGTGCCCATGTACCGGCACTCGGCTCCGAGACGTTCGGCCAGCGCGTATGCCATTGCCTTGCGGTTGTTCGTGGTGGTTTCTACTCTCATGGGGATACCTCCTCGTTTTTATTGCCGTTCAGCGTGACGACATTAACGCTCTCATGCCCCAGAAAGTCAACCGCATGGCGGCACACATCGCGCTTTATTTTTGAGAATCTGTGCCAGCCCACGAATCGCGCCCTCCACGTCTCCGGAAAGCGCCTGCCCGCGCAGTGTCAGGACGGCCTGCCGGGGCAGTTTGCTTCGGTATGCTTTCAAATGCCGCAGGAATTCCTCTTTCGACATACATCCTCCAAAAGCAAGAACCACGCCGGTGTTTGTGTCCGTGCGTGGCTCTTTTGATTGTGTTTCGACAGTTTACAGTATAGCACAGGTGCTTACTCTATATCTATCAAAAACAATATAGAGTTCATGCGGGCACATGAATTTCCCGCAGTGCTTTGCCATGAATTAGGAACACATTTGCCGTGGTGTAGTTCATGGATACCGCAATCTCTTCCCAGCGCTTATAGCACAGATACCGTAGCTCCAGTACCATTTGATACTCCGGAACAGTAACGACTTTGATTGCAGCGGTAATTTCCTTTTTCAGATCCACCAGCCTGTCGATGTCCTCGTTGATTTCCTGCTCCAGATCAATGATCTTCAGGATTGTACTCTCCATGTGCTGGAGATTCGGCGAAGAGCTCCGCGGCATATCGCTGATGGTTGCTGTGGCCTTAGTTGCCAGCGCCCGAAGGTTGGACACCTGTTCCAGCTTGGCGTCAATTCGCTGATCCAGCCGATACGCCTGTCCGAGATATTCTTTAGCAGTCATCTTTGCACCTCCAGCTGTGCTTTTACGGCGTTCATCAGCGCCGCCTGTGTCGTGTCCTTCCGTTCCAGTGCGGAGAGGATCTGTTCGTCAATCGTGTTCTCACACACGATGTGGTGAATCACTACGGTGTCGGCCTGCTGCCCCTGCCGCCACAGTCGGGCGTTGGTCTGCTGGTAAAGCTCCAACGACCACGTCAGCCCAAACCACACCAGCGTGTTGCCACCGGCCTGCAGGTTGAGTCCGTGCCCGGCAGAAGCCGGGTGGATGCAGGCCACAGGGATTCTTCCGGCGTTCCAGTCGGCTATGTCCGCGCTCGTCCTGATCTCCCGCACGGAAAAGCGCTCCCGAATCCGGGCAAGGTCGTGCTTGAACCAGTAGGCCACCAGTACAGGCTGTCCATTGGCGGCTTCGATGATATCCTCCAAGGCATCCAGCTTCCGTTCGTGGAAGAACAGCGCCCGGTGCTCGGTGGAGGGAGGGGCTTCAGCCCCGACTAAGCCGCGAGGACACGTCGAAGACGTACCGCAGGGGCTGTACCCGGCGACCGCGTCAGCGGTTGGCGGGCGATCCACGTAGATGCCGCCGTTCGCCATCTGGCACAGCTTGTTTGACAGGGACGCAGCGTTGACCGCATCGATCTGTTCCCCGCGCAGGGAGGTAACCAGTTCCCGCTTCAGTTCGTCGTAGGTATCGCGCTCGGATTGGGACAGCCGGACAGGCACACGGTTTGAAATGCACTCCGGCATTTTCAGGAAGTCCACGCTCTTCATGGAGATCGTGATATCGCCGATCAGTCCGTAAATCTCGTCTTCAGCGCCGGGACGGGGCTTCCACGAGAACACCTGCTGGGCGCTGCGGTGATCCGGGAGGAAGAACACCTCGCGGTACTTGGTAATGAATCGTCCCAGCCGCTTGCCCATATCCAGTAGTCGAAACTCCGCCCACAAGTCCATCAGGCCGTTGCTGCTGGGCGTGCCGGTTAATCCGACAATGCGCTTCACCTTGGGGCGCACCTTCATCAGCGCCCGGAACCGCTTTGCCTGATAGCTCTTGAATGAGGAAAGCTCGTCGATTACGATCATGTCGTAATCGAAAGGCAGCCCGCTCTGTTCCACCAGCCATTGCACATTTTCCCGGTTGATAATGTGGATCAGGGTGTTCTGCCGGAGGGCGGCGCGGCGCTCGGCTTCTGTGCCTACTGCGACAGAGCAGGTCAGGCCGTGCAGGTGATCCCACTTCTGAATCTCGTCTGGCCATGTGTCCCTCGCCACGCGCAGGGGCGCGATCACCAGCACCCGGCTGATTTCGAAGCGCTCCAGCGCCAGCTCCTGAATGGCGGTCAGGGTGATCACGCTTTTGCCGAGACCCATCTGCAGAAAAACAGCCGCCGTTGGATGGTCGATAATAAATTGTGTGGCGTATTTCTGATAGTCATGGGGCTGATACTTCATCCAGCGTCCCTCCAATCTGTTCTGTATTGTCGATGATGAACACTCGGAAGCCGAGCCGTTCCAGCTGTGCCTTGCGCGTCAGTTGAAGCGGGCGGGGCTTTTTGCCGGGGGCTTTCAGTTCCGCGAAGGCCACGTGCCCGCCGGGCATCAGGATGATGCGGTCTGGCACACCGGCAAGGCCGGGACTGACCCACTTGGGGCACAGACCATGGCGTTTTCGGACAGCTTCGACCAGTCGTTTTTCTATATCTCGCTCTCGCATTTTCAGGTTTCCTCCGTATGTGTGACGGTCGGTGACAGTCTCCCGCAAGAGTTCCTTATAGGTAAATTTCACCGTGTGTTTTTTCCCTATATGGAACTTCCCGCAGAGAGTGTAACGACCGTCACACTACCCATTTATAGGTCAGTCCAGAAAGTCATCGGTGCGCAGCATAAGCCCACGAATCACGCTGCCCTTGCGCGTCCGCTGCCGTACAAAACCCTCGTTCTCCAGCGCCGTATAGAAATCGGTCGTGGAGCGGGTATACTCGCCGCACTCCGCGCAATACTGACGGTATGCCGTATAAAGCGCCCCCGACTGTTCATTCAGTTCTTTCCCGATATCGCAGCGATCCGTCAGGAAATGTCCCAGCCAGTCATTTTCCCCGCGATATGTCTTGATGGCTTCCTGCACACATACCGGCAGGTCGATTCTGAATTCGGCCTCGATCACGCGCACAGCACCCTCGATCATCCATTTCAGGATCGCGCCCCCGGCATTGGTGAACAGGTAATCGGCATAGTTCTTGATGTCGCTTTTGCCCTCGATCTTGGCGGCAAAGGGAATCACGATCAGACGCCGCCATGTGCCGTCGTCGATAGCGCCCACACGCGGCAGGTGGTTGGTGTACAGAATCAGGGTGTGGCTGGGTTCAAAGTGGAACGGGTCTTTGTACTTTTTCTCGGCTTCGATGGGGTCAGTGGAACACAGCTGTTTGACAATGGATGTGTTCAGGCGCATACCTTCCTCAAGCTCTGACGCGATCAGCATGCGCTTGCCTTTGGCTTCGGCCATTTCCGGCTTGACGTTACGCTTGCAGCCGACCGTCAACGCATCCGCAGAAATCTTCCCGCCGTAGCTTCCCAGCACACGAGCCAGCACGTTCCAGAATGTGCTCTTGCCGTTGCGCCCGTCGCCATACGCAATGATCAGGGTCTCGGAGAACACCTTGCCGACCAGCGCCATACCAGCGATCAGCTGAACATAGTCGATCAGTTCCGGGTTCTTGCAGAAGATCGTGTTCAGCGCGTCCTGCCAGAGCTCTGTGCCTTCGTCGACGGGAGCGACCGCCGTGACCTTGGTAACAAAGTCTTCCGGGCAATGTTCCCGCATGGAAGTAAGGCCGCGCCGCAGGTCAAGTGTGCCTGCCGGGGTATTGAGTGCGAACGGATCTGCGTCCAGATCCTGCGGGGAGATCAGCAGCAGCGCCGGAGCCTCGTTCAGCACATACCGGATATTCTTGGATGCCCGGTAGGACATGGCGAGCTGATAATAGCGCTTCGTCACGTTGTACCATGCGAAAGCCTTCTGCTGATCCTCGCTCATGGCGGCCAGCGCCTTCTTGGGAGACAGCGTTTCGACCAGCTCCGCGCTGCCGTTATCCAGAAGCACTTTCCACGCGGCTTTCATGGCTTCTTCAGCTTCAGCCAGCTGGAGGTCGGTCAGTTCATGCACGATGCGGTGAGCTCCGGGAATGTCCTCATTCCAGCAGATGCCGTCATAGCACAGATAGTCCGTGGCTCTGGAATAACGCAGGCGCTCATAGAACACATCAGCCAGCATACGGGCTTCACCCACGTCCGTATCGTCCGCAGGCCGGAAGGCGAAATCGTCCGGGGCATCGGCGTTGTATTTCTCCGGCGGGACATAATCAGGCTGGCTTCTGATCCGCTGATAAAAGCTGCGGGCGCTGCGCCAGATCGTCGCCAGTTCCTCGTCCGGCAGCGGCGGGTCACACTTGGCGGCTTCCTGAAGGAACAGGTCGTGGGTCTGATCGCTATCACCGTAGCGCTTGAGAATCTTGCCCGCGAACACAGACATCGTCCGGTTACGGCTGCCTTCCTGAATCACGGCGCGGCCTTGGGGTGTGCCATCCGGCAGATTGGCAAAGCTGTCCTCTTCGGGGTAGTAGCGCTCAAGGCACTCGTTCAGCGTGATGGTGCCGGGAAAGAAATCGACCTCCGGGTCGTCCGTGCCGAAGAAGAAGCGTGCCCCGTCCAGCGCCTGCGCGTCGAAGTACGGGAACAGCGCGTTGAGCCGAGCCTTCATATCGGCATAGGCTTTCACATCCGTGGTCGGCTCAATGGCGAACAGGCAATGGAATCGCGGCCTTGCGGATTTCTGATCCTTGGGCTTCATATGATGGCGGCTGAAGTGAATCGCCAGCGGCACATCCGGGAAGTTGCGGCGCACGTCGTCCGGGGTGATCCATTCGTGCTCGTGGTCGGTATGGTCGTTATCGCAGTCCATGCCGAGGCAGTTGCTCGTGATGAAATTGCCGCCGCTGCGGTAGCTGTTCTTATACTCGGCGCATACATAATCGTGTTTGACCGCTTCCCGCAGACCGGCAGCATCCATGACCTCGTGCCGGTACGGATATAAACAGTTGCCCCGGACGCCTATGGAATCCGAGGAGTAGATCGTAATCACTGGTTTGTAACCTCCTTCATATCCTCATCGAAGTAACGGATCTGCATAGCGCGTTCTCCGGCTTTGGCAATCTCACGTTCCATACCAGGTGTGATACGGTCGCCGAAAACCCAGAGCTCGACACACTTGGTCAGCATGACGTGTCCCACGAACAGCCCGAGCTCCCGATCCTTAGGGTTGCGGTCGTCCAGAAATCGGGTGAAGTAGATGTGTGGCGCGATGGGAATGCAGCCCTGACGCACGGCGAATCGGCAATAACGGATTGCCCGGCGCTCATTGTTCAGCGGGTCATCCGCGTAAGGACTGCAGATGAACACAATGGGGCGATATGCCTTCATTGCGGAGGACGACGGCTGTGCCGCACGCCGCTCCGCTTCGATGTTTGTGAAGGCTTCATACGCGGTCGGGTCGTAATAGCCTTCCTTGTTGTATTTGCTGAATTTCATTCGTCAACTCCGCCTTCCGTCAGGAGCGCCACGGACGCACGCGTTGTGCCAAACTTGCCTGCATTTGTCATGGCATACCATTCCAGATGGCGCTTGCGCTGCTGATAATCCGGAACGGCGAGCAGCAGACCGATGTCGATGGTTTGTAAAAGGTCAAGCATGACAATCTGATCGTTGCGGAGGTAGGGACGAATGCTCTGTCCCTTTTCCAAGCCGTGTGCTTCCCGAAACTGCTTTGCCGACATTCCGATCACGATGCGGTTGAGCATGTCGCATTCGTTGGAGTAGTGGTAGGGCTTCGCGTCCGGGTGGAGCAGACGAATCTGCGCCGTCAGCTTCGGGAACTGCTCACGCGCCGAAACCAGTGCGCCGATGAATCGCTCCATTTCGTTGAATCGCTTGATATAAAATTCCTTGAACCGGGCTGCCTTTTTGCCGGTAAAGCCCATGACCAGCGCGGTGAAGCCGTCCCGCGTCATGGCATAACAGCGCTGCTTTCTGCCGCGCACATCGGTGTAGCTAATCGGTGCAAAATTGCACCGATTAAATTCGGCACTGTAGCCGGAATCCTCAGAAAGAATCTGGTCGATGCTGCGAAGAACTTCTCTGTGACCTTTCTCAAAGGCATCCGCTACAAAGCGGCTGTCAACCAGTGCAGTATCGTTGTAGTCAGCAAACATACCGTGTTCATCCATAGGGATCAGCTGCTTCATTTTCACATGCCTCCTTTGTGCCTGGGGCTGTTGCTGGCGGCGTTCCAGCGCTTGCGGCTGCATTCCGCGCAGCAGACGCCCATGCCGAACAGATCCAGCTGCCCTTCATCGTCGATGACGTCGTTCAAATCGACGGAAACCTCCTGCCCACAGTCGGGGCAACGGGTGAACACGTTCTCATCGGTGATCTCGGTCAGCAAGGTTGTGCTCTCATCGAGATGGGATTTGACATAAAACATATTGTGGAAACCTCCCTGTGCGTGATAGAGCAAAATGCCCTTCGCTTTCCTGTTCGGACAAGCGAAGGGCGAATGTGGACATGGGAGGTCAATCTTTTTTATAGAAATCGGTGGCATAGCCGTCGGCGCGAAGATGCAAGCCCGGAGTCCACGGTGGCGTTCTGCCCATCTGCTCGCACACGGTTTCCAGCGACATACGGGGATCGGCCTCGATGATCAGTTCGTCGTGGACATGTGCCACAATGGAGCAGCAGTGGAGCGTCTGCATGGCGTAGCACAGAATGTCGCGGCTGATCGCCTGCACGATGTTCTCCACGAATTTCGGGCCATAGCTTTCCAGACGATCCCATTGTCGGGCAGCGCTCAAGCCCATATAGGTCGCGGCGGGGTTTCCAAATTGGTTCTCGCCGATGCGCGGCTTCACATATGACAGCTGCCGCCCAGAGGGGAGCGTGATAAACAGCATGCCGGACTGGCAAGTGAAGCGAATGCCGTGCGTCTCAGTGGAGGACTTCACGCGGATCGCCGTCACGACCGCGTCGTCAACAGCCCACCAGAGCTTTACGATCATGGGGTTTGCTGTGCGCCAAGCGGCCACCAGCGGTTTCAGTTCCTCTTCCTGCAAACCCATTTCAAGTGCGCCCATAGCTTTCAGGGCACCAACCGAGCCGCCGTAACCGAGCGCCAATTCAGCGATTTTTCCTTTTTGCCGCAGGTGACCATTGATGCCGTGCTTCTCGACCGGCACACCAAACATCTGACTGGCACTGGCACAGTAGATATCCTTCCCGTCGGCGAACACCTGCTGCCGCCAATCCTCACCAGCCAGCCACGCGATTACGCGGGCTTCGATGGCCGAGAAGTCGGCGACGAAAAAGGTGTGTCCAGAACGAGGCACAAAAGCCGTGCGGATCAGCTGGGAAAGCACATCCGGGATGGAATCATAGAGCATACGCACCGCGTCATAATCCCCGGCGCGGACGATGGCACGCGCCTGTTCCAGATCAGGCATCTTATTCTGGGGCAGATTCTGAAGCTGAATATTCCGGCCAGCCCAGCGTCCAGTTCGAGCGCCGTAGAATTGAAAGCATCCGCGTACACGCCCATCGGCGCAGACCGTCGCTTCCATAGCCTGATACTTTTTGACGGAGCTCTTCGCCAGCTGCTGCCGGAGAACAAGCACAGACCGCAGTGGTTCCGGGGCGGTCTTGAGCAGCTCCGCGACCTGCTTTTTACCGAGCGTTTCTGTTTCCAGTCCGTTATCGGCAAGCCAGTCCTTCATCTGCTGCACGGAGTTCGGGTTATCCAGCATGGTGAGCTCTTTCAACTTGGCAGTCAGTTCCTCGCGAGAGCGTTCGTCGATGGAAATGGCGCTGCGCACCAAAGCCATGTCCACGGCGAGGCCCCGGTCGTTGATCTGCTGGTCGAGGTGACATTGATCCCATACCGCATCTGGCACAGGATACTTCCGCAGCCGCTCCTGAATGCCCATTTCAGTTTCCACGTCGCGCAGGTTGTAGGCTTTGAAGGTCGACCATTTGTCGGGCGCATCAGCGGGCAAATGCCGCTGTCCGTCCTTGCCCGGAACACAGAAATACTTGATGAGGTCTTTGCCTTCCGTGAGCTTTTGCTTATCCAGCCCCAGTGCGGCTCCAGCATCCTTCAGGGATAGCGGCAGACCAAGATAGGCTGACCAGACCATGGTGCAATGCCAGCCCACTGGATCGAGATAGCCCATACAGGGATCGTCAGGGGTAGAGTAGTGTTCGTTGTGAAGCGGATAGCTGTTTCGGCGCAGCCACTCAGACAGGCAGACGCGTTCAAAGTTGGCGTTGAATGCCCACTTGTGTACTCGCTCATCTGACAGTGCGTCGATTATTTCGGGTGGGATCTGCTCACCCTGCGCCAAATCGACTACCTGTACCGGGCTGCCGTCGGCGCTGAAGCCAAGCAGCAGAATGTCAAAATCAGGGCTTTCCACATAGCGATAAACCGAGGATTTTCCTAAATCGACGCTGCTGTACGTTTCCAAGTCGAGGGATAGTGTTTTCATATAGAACCTCCTGCGAAAAGGGCGGCGATGAAACACCGCCGCCCCGATGGGTCACTTGTCGCTGGTTTCCTTGAGTCTGTATTCCTTGGCTCGGCGTTTCGAGATCAGATCACTGATGAAGTTGATCAGGAGACCGAGGAACGTGCCGATAAAGGTTCCAATCGTCGCCGAGAAGCACACGAGCAGCATTCCGTGTTCAAATTCCGTCATAGCGCCCACCTCCGTCAGGACAGGAAATCCTCGTCGTCATCCGCAAAGTCGCTCTCCGCAGAAGCCCTGCCGCCCAGAGGTTCGCCGTCACGAATCTTCTGCAGGTTGTTGAGCCCGCAGGCGATGCCGCGATTGCCGTTCGAGTTGAAGGCGTAGAAGGAGATGCTGGCGCGACCGTACACGCCGGAGTAAACCTCGCTGCGGGTCAGGATGGGATTGCAGTCCGCATCTACCACACCCGGCGCGGTGGCAGAGTTCGCGTTGACGAAGTAAGCGTTCTTGTAGGCCAGATCGTCGGGGCGCTCCGTGTCGCCGTCGCGCAGGGGGTTCTTGATGGCCACCAGCGGGGGCACGGTCTTGCCGTTACCGCGCAGCTTGCTCTCGCCGTCATGATAAGCGGCATCGACGGCAGCCTTGATCTTGCGAACGGTCGCTTCGTCGGATTTGGGGATAATCAGGGAAACGGAGAATTTCGGGGTGCCGCCATTGATGCTCTTGGCGTCCCAGACGTTGCAGTAGCTCCAACGGGTGTCCTTGCCGGTGATAACCTTGGTGGGATTGATATTCTTAGCCATACAGATGTACCTCCAATCAATTGTTGGCGAAGTCGTTCTTCGCGTTTGTCATTTCGGGTCTTTTGTCGCTGGCGGGGACGAGCACAGGCTTACCCTGCGGGCGCTCCACCAGATCGGAGAGTAATGTGGCAAACTGCTTCTTACCGAGCAGCTTTTCCATGGCGGTAATGCCGAGCAGCTTGTGCTCGTATGGGTCGTGGCCGGTGCCGCTGACGATCTGTGCCACGGCGGTTTCGTCGGTATACCTGCGGTTCGACCTGCCTTCGACCAGCTTCCAACCGTGGAAGCGTGTGCCGTGAAGGGTTGCGTTCAGGGCGTATTCCTTGACGTCGCCTGCCCAGCTGATCAGGTCGTCCAGCTTATCGAGGATCACGGCGATCTCTTCGTCGGACAGCGTGGGTGGCAGTTTGAAATCGTGCTGTGCCATGGCAAGGTTGGCTTCTGCCCGTTTCCGGCAGGTATTGCGCAGCTTACAGAATCGGCACCAGCTACCTGCGTTCAGGTCGCCTTCGCCCTTGTAGGCTTGATCGGCCAGCGGGCGAAGCGTGTTCTCTGCCCAATCCAGCAGGTCAGTCTTGGAAATCATGTCCGTACTGATGCTGGCGAGCCGGGGCTGGTAGATGGTCGTGACTACTGTGTCGATGTCGTACAGTTCGCCGAACATATCGAGCGCACCGAGGGCGTAAAGGCGCATTTGACTGTTGCCTTCTGCCGAAACGGGCACCCCGGTTCCGTACTTGAAATCGACCACGTGGAGCGTACCATCCGCGACGATGACCGCGTCACCTGTACCGTAGCCGTCCTTCACCCAGCGGGAGTAGTCCAGCTTCTGTTCCACCATAACGATGGGATCGGAGCAGGTTTTCCGAATCTCCTCCAGCAGTTCCAGCACGAAGGCCGCATAGCCGGTAGCGGCATCTTCCATGGTGCCGTCGTAATACTGAAGGCCGATGGGGGTATCCAAAGGGTTGTGTGCCTCCATGCCCAGCAGCTGCCGGAGCTTGAATTCGCACAATTCGTGAGCTTCGCTGCCCTCGGCGGCATAGATGCTGCCATTGTCGGGAATGCGCTCGGTCAGCCTGACCGAAGGCGGGCAGTTCAACCAGCGATGGCTGGCTGATGCTGAAAGTACAGCGTGGTTAGTCATCCGCGCCAACCTCGGTTCCGATTGCCTGTGCCTCAAGAAGCAGATCCTCATAGTCGTCCGGGTTTACAGCGGAGAGCTGTGCCGCACCGTAGCGTTTGAGCAGTGCGCGTACCTGCACTCCGTAGCCCGCTGCGCTCTTGGCGGCCAGTTCGGCACGGACTTTCTCTTTGGTGATGGGCTTGGGTGCCGGTTCTTCCTTGGCGGGCTCTTCACTGGAGAACAGCTGCGTCAAGGAATCCGCCACACTGTTCAGCGCTGCCGCCGCGTTCCTGAGCTCGTCGATTGCGATTGACAGTTCGTTCATGCGGGACATGTGTGCTTCCTCCTTCCTTGTGTTGACTCTGATTGGGACTGTACTTGGCCATCTTTTCCACCTCCGTTCCGGCGCTGTAGCGTCCTTACACCTTCCTGTTCGGACAGGCCGGAACGGAATGTGGACATGGGGGTCAGGAATTTTCTTCGATTTTCTTTTCAAGTCGTACAGCGGCACGCTTGACGAGCTTCAGCACACCGGAAGGGTCTTTGCCCAGACGCCGGGCAAGCTCGCGGGCGTTGAAGTCCGAGTTGATAAAGCCGGTCAGGATTTCACGATCAGAATCGGACAGGGCGTTGAAGGACGATGTGTGAATGATGTAGTGTTCCTTGGCAAGGTACTCGTCCTCTGGCGTTGTTTCTGAAACCAGCCACGTGCTTTGCATTTCATCGCCATCAGCGCATGAATCGTCGAACTGGTCGAGGTGAGCAACCGTCAACCGACGGCCTTCGCGGATGGCCTGCTGTTCCCGGTAAAAGCGCTTGTACTCGGTCTCGAATTCACCGTAAGCGGCTATGAACCGTTCGGCGCGTTGTGGCTCAAAGGGGAACAGATAGGCAATGCCATCGTCGAAGTCGATGTAAACCTGACTTTTGGGACAAGGCTGCTGTGCCAGCAGGTGCATAAATTTTGCTCTTGAAATCTGTTTTTCAAAGACTTCTGATTCGCAGTGACGATACCGCATGGGCTTGAACTCGCGGGACTGCTTGGGGATGAAAGGAAGCCTTTTTGAAGTACCAATAACGTAGTTGTTCATTCATTTTCCTCCTGTGATTGTCGTTGAAGTAGTTGCTGCAACGGCAAATGAGGAGGAGAACGGGTATGCATGAAAAACATAAAAGCAGCCCTCCGAATGCTGATGCAAAACGGAGAGCTGCTTTGAGTATGGAAAAAGCACAGACCTCGAAGTACAATCTCCGTTTTAGGTCTGCATCCGCCTCGTTAGCTCGAAGGGCTGCATATGGTAACGCTTCTCAAGGCTAATCCCGAACGGTTTGTGGCCACAGCCGTTTCGGCAAGCGAAGCGCAGGTAACGGGGTCAGTCGTTGATGATCTGCCGGAGATCAGCAAACACTTCGGAATAGTAGCAAGGGTTCAGGTCGTACAGGCTCTGGGCATCGTATCGCCGGAAAACAGACTTGACGACCTCGGCTCCTGCTTTCGCCATCGCTTCAGCAGCAGCGTTTTCAATATTGATTTTCCAACACTTTTTCTCGTTCTGGTTCATTGGCACACCACCTTCTCTGAAAGTTGATGATGCATTAACGCGTATTTGCACCTATTAACGTGGATTGCGCACTTTGAAGATTGATTTTCGTCTGTAGATATGCTACAATCATCACATAGCTATCTGGGACTCAACCTGTACTTCTCAACCGGCACCTTCATCTTACCAAGATGAATCCATAACCGGAATTAGTCGAATCCCTAATAGCCAGAATTCTATCCAGAAAGATGCAGGAAATCGTGAAATGAAGATAGGAGATCTCGCCTCGGCTTTGTTAGTAGGGCATACCCGCTATGCAAAATGGCGTGTTCTGCAAGACCTCGCGAACACTTTAGGAACAGCATTAGGTGTCGGGGAGAAGATGCTTGAAAAAATCTGTGTTGATGGGAAAATGCACATCGACACTAAGCACGCCTTCATGAACAATTGGGATGCACGAGAGCCGGGGGTACTCTCTTACCTGAATGATCTGATTCAAGATGTCCATCGCGTAGCTGATGCCCTTGGTCTGCCAGCATCGGATGACTATGACAAAAGTCTGCTTTGCAAGGCCGTGAGGTTCCAGTTTGCAGCGTTTTTCGATGATGTAGCCGGAACTGATGTAGATAATCACATACCGGATATTTACCAGAAACTACTGGAGAATCCAGACGCGGCGCCCATAATAGGTGGAGCATTGTATCCCGGCGATGCTGCTTATGACTATACCAAATGCAAGCACCATCAAATGGACGTGTACGGCTCACTGCAATATGAGATGGAATTGCAAAATACAGGAAAGATCCCGTGGGTGAACCGTGCCATGATATTTGAGGGGAGAAACGCAAAAATACGTCCCGGCGCGGAAAAAGTACAGGTTCCGGAAACCCGTCCCAACGGCATCGTTAAACTGCAATTCACTTTATCTGGTCGCGGAGCAGAAGGCACAACGCATATGTGCTGGAAGATGGTCGATGCAAACGGCAATGACTGCTTCCCGAAGGAGCCGGATAAATTTTACATGGAAATCATAACCACATTTCTCCCAAATGACTGACGAAGGAGGGTACACTATGGAGCCAGCAACGATTGAAAAATGGTCAACACTAAAAGAAGTGCAAGAGTATTTGGGTGTTGGCAGGGAATCCATTCTTCAATGGATCGCCAAAAGGGGCATGCCTGCCTATAAAGTTGGACGCCTATGGAAGTTTAAACTGTCCGAGGTTGATGAATGGATTCGTTCAGGCGGTGCAGCCGACCGCGGTGATGATGAAAATAATGACGCATAACGGCAGAAAGAAAAAGCGCGCTCACAAAGCGCTCTTTGCAAGGAGGAACACCAATGGCTGCAATCAACGATTTGATCGCGCAGGTCGATAACCCGGAGCTTCGTGCACGTTTGGAGCAGGAAATTGCCCGCTTGAATAAACAAAAGAAATTCGGACTTGTGTTTGAAGAGCATATGCCGGAATGCACGCCTCTCTATGAAATGCCGATTCGCGTTGGCAGCCACGTGGCTTTACGGACGCAGAAGGACATTCAGAGGGTTTATACTGTATTGGCGATTGCTGAGGATAAAGCGCTGTGTATCTGCGAATCTGATAAGGAACAGGGAGAGTTTGCTCTTTCCGATCTTGTAGCAGTTGCACAATTCGGGGAGCCGATCTATCCTTACTTGAAACCGCTGAACAGCGTATGCAATGCGCCGGACAGCGATCTTTGGCATACGCTTATTGAGGCGGATAACTACCACGCTTTGCAACTTTTGGAGTATCTCTATGCCGGTCAGGTGGACTGCATCTATATCGATCCGCCCTATAACACTGGCGCGAAGGACTGGAAATACAACAACGACTATGTGGACGGCAATGACAGCTATCGTCACAGCAAGTGGCTCTCGATGATGCAGAAGCGCCTGAAACTGGCAAAAAAGCTGCTCAATCCCAGGGATTCCGTGCTGATCGTGACCATTGATGAAAAGGAATATCTGCATTTGGGATGTTTGCTGGAGGAAATGTTTCCGGAGGCAAGAATGCAGATGGTAAGTATTACCATTAACCCATCAGGCGCAAAACGAGACAATCTATTTTCTAGATCTGATGAGTACGCATATGTGGTTTTATTAGGAGACGCTTGCGTTGTTCACCCAGAGGGTGACGGAGAGGAAAGAGAAGTGCGTTGGTGGTACTTGAGACGAACGGACTATTCATCAAGGCGTGGAACGGTAAAAGGCGGCGTTGCTCAATTTTATCCAATTTATGTTAATGAAAAAAACATGCGAATTGTTTGCACTGGAGCTCCATTAACTCCGGATCAATCCAGGTTTGATGTTCCATCAATAGATGGTGCAGTTCCCGTCTTTCCCATAAGAGAAGATGGCGTAGAAATGAATTGGGGCCTAACTTCGGATACATTAATGAGACTATACGAACAAGGCGTCGTCCGCATCTCAAAAGGCAATGAAAATCAGCCATATGTATTTCGTTATTTAAGCGCAAATTATGTTCAGAAAATAAAAAGTGGACGATGGGCTGTCTGTGGGATACGGAACGACAAGACCAAAATTATTGTTGAAACCGGCGGAAAAATCACCCGGGCGACAACGGTATGGCAGAACAAACTGTATGATGCAGGGCAATACGGAACATCCTTGCTGAAGGATATTATCGGAAGTGGCCGTTTTTCTTTCCCAAAATCTCTCTATGCTGTCCACGATGCAATCCGTTTCTTTGTTGCCAACAAACCTAACGCTCTTATTCTCGACTTCTTCGCCGGTTCCGGCACGACGCTGCATGCAGTCAATCTGCTGAATGCCGAGGATGGCGGGCACAGGCGGTGCATTTTGGTGACGAATAACGAGGTCTCCGCCGAAGAAGAAAAGTCGCTGACTGAGCAAGGCTATCATCCCGGCGATGAAGAATGGGACAGGCTGGGCATCGCCCGCTATGTCACTTGGCCGCGCACTGTCTGCAGCATGGAAGGGCATGACATCAACGGCAATCCGCTCAAAGGCAACTACATCGGCAGCGAACTTCCCATGGCAGATGGCTTCAAAGCGAATGCGGCTTTTTTCAAGCTGGGATTTCTCGATAAAACCAGCGTTGCGTTGGGACGGCAGTTTGCCGAGCTGTTGCCAGTGATGTGGATGAAGGCGGGAGCCATCGGTCCCTGCCCCTCGATTGCGACGGATGAAGCTCCACAAATGCTGTTCTTCCCGGAGAACCGTTTTGCCGTCCTGCAGGACGAAGCATCCTTCCCGGTCTTTGAAAAGCAACTGGGACAGTTTCCGACGATTGAAATCATCTACGTTGTCACGGACTATGAGGCAGGTTTCCGCGCGATGTCGGACAGGCTTGCAGGCCGCAAATGCTATCAGCTGTACCGGGACTATCTGGATAATTTCCGCATCAATCAAGGGAGGGCTTGAGCATGAAGGTTGAACTGTTTCCTTTCCAGCAGAAAGCCGTCGATACGCTGCGCATGTACGCTGCCAACGCGCTGAATAGCTATCGCAATATTCATGTGCCTCAGGTGATTTCCCTACAAGCGCCAACAGGCTCCGGCAAGACCATTGTTATGGCGGCACTGATAGAGGATATCTATTTCGGCAACGACCGCTTCGCTGAGCAGCCGGACGCCATTTTCGTATGGCTTTCGGATTCTCCCGCCCTGAATGAGCAGTCCAGGCAGAAAATCGATCTGAAGGCAGATAAGGTGCGCTTCGGTCAGTGCGTGACCATCGAGGAATCCTCCTTTGATATGGAGGAGCTGGAGGATGGACACATCTATTTTCTGAACACACAGAAGCTGAGCAAGACCGGCAATTTGGGACAGCAGGGTGATGGACGCACCTATACCATCTGGCAGACATTGGAAAACACAGCTAAAAATAAGGCAGACAGGCTTTATTTCATCATCGATGAAGCCCATCGCGGTATGCAGGGACGAGAGGCAGGAAAGGCAACATCCATCATGCAGCGCTTCCTGAAGGGCAGCACGGCGCATCATCTATCGCCCATGCCGGTGGTCATTGGTATGAGTGCGACCTCTGATCGCTTCAACAAGCTCATCGAGGGTACAACCTCCACATTATCGAAAGTGGTAGTTTCTTCAAATGAAGTGCGTGCCTCCGGTCTGCTGAAGGATCGCATTTTGATTACCTACCCTGACGATCCGACGCGCCATAATGATATGGCTGTTCTGCAAAAGGCTACTGATGAATGGCAGAAGAAGTGCGAGCATTGGTATCAATACAGCTATGAGCAGCACTATGCCCAGGTGAACCCCGTGTTCGTCATTCAGGTTTTGGCGGGTTCCGGAAATGCTGTCTCCGCCACCAATCTGAATGATGTATTGGCAAAAATTGAAGAGCGCTCAGGCATTCAATTCAAGGAAAACGAGGTGGTGCATACCTTCGGTTCTACGGGCGATTTAACCATTAACGGACTGAAAGTGCCTCACATTGAGCCGGAACAGATCACGGAGGATCGACGTGTTCGCATTGTCTTCTTCAAGGAGAATCTTTCCACCGGCTGGGATTGCCCACGTGCGGAGACGATGGTCTCTTTTCGTCGTGCGGAGGACGCTACCTATATTGCGCAGCTGCTGGGACGCATGGTACGCACGCCGCTTCAATGTCACATCAATGTGGATGATTACCTGAATGATGTGCGTCTGTTCCTGCCGTATTTCAATCGGGATGCTGTAAAAAAGGTTATTGACGAGCTTCAAGCTACGGAAGGCGGTGAGATCCCGACGATTATCGACAGCGAATCGTTGGAGAATGTCCAATACACCACCTGGACGGTGCATCCGTGCAGAAGAACGCCTCAGCAGATTCCCGGACAGGTTGGGATGGATTTTTCCGCGCCTGTTCAGCCATCCGTTACATCGGTTGGAGACCAACCAACGACAGAAGAGAAAGAAGGTGAAGGTGACTCGTTCGATGCCGGGCAAGCCAATCAGGATGCAATGCTGCCTTATGAAGTTCGAAATGTGCATCCGCAAACAGAGCCGACGCCTCTGATTCCGCTTGTGCGTCCGACGCAGCAAACAGAGGCTCCACAACAGATACAGCCTGAAGTCATACAGATGACGCTTCTTCCGGAAATTGATCGTCCGGGCATCATCAAGTACATTAATGAGCAGGGCTTTCTTACGTACTATGTGCGTACAGCAAGGATTCATAATTATTTGAGATCGTTGCTGGATCTGGCAAGCCTTCTGACGCAAACGGGCGTCTATCCCAGTGCAAACGCGGAGGTTTCAAATGATGTGGTAGGCATGATTCACGATTATGCAGAGAGTCTCCGCACAAACGGGCAGTATAATAAGCTTTCGAAGCAGGTGCTGCAGTTCAAGTTGCTCGTGGATGTATTCGACGTCTTTGGTGAGACGGTACATAACAACTACGAACAGATGGATGCCTATTCATCGGATGAGGACATCGACCGGCAACTCCGCGCAGCGGACGCGAAACTGGGAGGATTTGGCTTTGATCGGAAATACGGAGTGATTTACTTCGTTCCCGACAATCCCAATGCTTTCAAAATCGACGTTATTCTCTTCGCAGCCGATGAGAATAGCATTACGGAGTTGTATCAGTATGCGGAACGCAAGTTCCACGAACTCAACGACAATCATCGCCGGGCCGTTGCGCGTCTGACCGACTACTATAAGCGACAATATGACACGATCGTAGCCAACAGCGATGTTGTTACGCGGCATAACCTGACGTTGCCGGAAACGCATACAGTTCGGATTGATGAGGATGGCAAGCGCTATGAAAACCATCTGTACGTCGATGGAGAAACGGGCTTTGCCCAAATCAAGCTGAATGGCTGGGAATCTCAACTGATCGATGAGGAAGCGGCACGTAGCGACTTCGTCTGCTGGCTGCGCAATCCAAGCGGTAGAGGTTCATGGGGTGTTTGTATGCCCTATGAGGATGATGGCGAAACAAGGGCAACCTATCCGGATTTCATCATCATCCGTCAAGACAATGCATCGCCTACGGATTACATCGTGGACATCCTCGAACCGCATAATCCCGTATTTCGCGACAATCTCGGAAAAGCACGAGCCCTCGCACAGTATGCGGCAGATGAAAGTAAGATTGGGCGTGTACAGTTGATTCGTGAGGATCGAGATGTTGCCGGTAGAAAGCGTTTCAAACGTTTGGATATGGGTAAAGGCATGATTCGTAACAGCGTGCTTCACGCCACCAGCAACGACGAATTGGATCACTTGTTTGATTTATATGGGATTTTTGAGTAAACCAAGGTGCGGTTGCGCATAAGATGGGAGGGAAATTTGTGACCGAGACTTTGCAACAGACAATGACGCGAGGACAGTTCGATTCTGTGTTTACTGAGGTAGCACACGAAGAAGCTATAAACGAGTCGGAGTACTCGAAAGTACGACTTTTCTATCTTTCTAATATCGATGATCGTGCCTTCGATACCAAGGGACTTGTAAAGCTACTTCGGCAAAATCTCGGTCAGTATTTCTTTTCGCGCGGCGAAATCAAACAATTTGAACAAGAAGATGATGTACAGTCCATAGGGCTTGAGGCAGCTTCTGGACTGCGTGAGCAAGATTATTCTCGCATTTTTGAAGAAATCATGATTTGCTATCTATTGGAGAATAGGATCGGTGCCCCAAAGCTAATGAGCCGCCCCGAAATATTGTCTGCATCCGGAAAATATGTAGGAAACTCTGATAGCATTCATTTCCTTCCGCTGGATGAAACGCCTGATGCTATTAGATTTCAGCTGGTGTTTGGATCTGCAAATGTGCAAGGCTTCTTGGATTCCGCTATTGATACTGTGTTTCAAAAGATAGAATCCATTAACAGCTCAAAGCAAAATGAAAAATGCCTTGTCGAAGGCTCTTTATTTACAAAGAGCTTTAGCCCAGAAACAAACGAATACCTGACGAATCTTCTTACTCCTAAAAAAGGAGGAAGTAAGCATAAGCGCACTATCAGCGATAACGCATTTGGAGTGTTTATTGGCTATTCGCTGGGAATGAAAACGGACAACCGTTCCACGGAAGATTTTCTGGCTGACATCGATAAGAAGATGGTGGCTGATATTCAGCATTATACTCCTGCTATCAAAAAACGCATCAAGGACGCGGGATTGAGCCAAAATCCATTCTACTTTTTCTTCATCCCTCTAAATGATGCAGAATCTGAAAAACGAAGCATAATTGAGAATGTTCTGCGATAGGAGGTGAAGTCAATGGCGTCGTTTGGAGAAATCTATTTCAAAGCATTAGAGAAGAATGAATACCTGATGGAGCTATACGATGCTATCCTATACAATTATGCTCTGAAGGTGTTTGGGCTGCCTGAAAACAAATTCCCTCCAAGGGTGTTCGAAATCATGGATGCCCTGCGCTTCGCTGATCTTTTGTCAAAATCCACCGCTCCTGATCATTCTGTGCAGCATAAAATGTGGGCACAGGAGATAGCTGCGCTCTTATACGGATTGTATCCTCATAATGAAGATGTCCAGTTCTTTGCAGGCGCAATACTTCATAGTGTTGGCAATTACCAAGGACAGCTGCTGCTTGGTTCAACTTACTCTGGAGTCGATGCATACGATAGAATATACTCCGCATATTGCAGAAAGCAGCTTGCTATACCAGTTGACAAGCAAAAGACGTTTTTCCCTTTTCAAAAGGCTGTATATAACCATCTGAATGATGATTGTTTCAGCTATTCGGGGCCAACGTCTATGGGCAAGTCTTTTATCATGAGGATGTTCCTTAAAGAGGACATCACGATGAAAGATGCTCAGAAGAACTATGCACTTATAGTGCCGACAAAGGCTCTCATCAACGAAGTGAGACGTAGCATTATAACAGACCTTGGCGAGAGTCTGGAAAAATGCAACTACAGAGTCGTTACCGCCGCTAGTGACATAGCATTAGAAGAACAGCATAACTTCATACTTGTGCTTACACCTGAGCGGTTACTTTATCTGTTGATCAGCTATCCTGATTTGCAGATTGATTATCTGTTCATCGATGAAGCACATAAACTGTCTGGAAAGAATAGCCGCGGTCCATTCTACTATAAGGTGGTTGATATGCTTCTCAGACGTGAACATCGTCCTCGCTTCATTTTTGCTGCACCGAATATTCCCAATCCGCAGGTATATCTTCGCCTGATGAATGATGTAATCGAAACAGGTGATGACAAAAAGCTGACAACAACATACTCTCCTGTTATGCAAATTAAGTTTCTGATGAACCTGAGAGGAAAAGAAATTGCTGTCTATAATGAGCGTTCTGGGCAAACTATCAAAGTTGCCAACATCAAAGCCGGAGACGTAAATCTCAATACGATGTTACTTACGCTTGAATTTAAAAACAGAGTGCTGTCTCCTGAAGAGCGCCTGCAAACCATTGTGTATTATAACGGACGCAACAAAGCAATAAAAGCCGCCCAAATATACGCGAATTGCCCGGAAATTCAAGAAAAGCATGATGTTGAGCTCGACAACCTCTCTAAAGATATTGCGCAGGAAGTACATGGTGACTATTTTCTCTCCGGCATGATAAAAAAAGGAGTGGCATATCATGTTGGGTATTTGCCTGCTTCCATAAGAACTCGAATAGAGAATCTGTTTCGTTGCGGGAAAATAACTACAATGTTTTGTACAAGCACTTTGCTGGAGGGCGTAAACCTTCCTGCTGATAACTTATTCATCACGGATAACAAAATATTCCGTAGCGAAATGAATCCTGTTGATTTCCGTAACCTCATTGGACGTGTAGGACGCATCAGTTTCAATCTTTATGGTAATGTGTTCTTTGTCTCTGATGATAAATCAGTCACTCCAGAAAAGTATATTGAAATGCTGCAAACACCCGTTCCAAGCCAGGAACTTTCGGTTACAACAGATCCAAAAGTGCTAAAAAAGGTTGAGAAGAAATATGTTGTTGACATTCTCAAGCAGGGTGATGCATTGATTCCTCAGAGGACAAATGATAATGGCAAAGAACTTCAGTCTGAGGAAGAATACATTATGATGCGGAAATTCGGCCTTGTTCTCCTGCGCGATATTATGGAGAACAGAGATAGCTTTGTTCGGAAAAGCTTTGCTGATATTCTATCGCCTGCTGATGAGGCTATCATTCGCGAAAAGTTTTCGACATCACCAACTTTGCCGGATGATGATATCAACACATCTGTTGATCAGACAAAACGACTTATTTTAGCCATTCGCAGGGGGCTGCAATATCCACAGATTGATAGCGGGATATTCCATTACGAGGATATTATCAAATTTCTTGCTACCCTCTCTGATGTTTTTGAGTGGGATATTTATGAAAAGAATACTCTTGGAAAGGAATCACTTCGCAGGTGGTATGCTGTTATTCTGTGCCAATGGATGGAGGGGTATGGCCTTAGTTACATAATGAGATCGGCGATAGACTATAAAAGGAAATACCCCGAAAACTTCCGTGTTTCGGCTTATGAACCACCTACGGTTTATGATGACTGCTCAAAGGAACATAGGAATGTAGTATTCGCAGAAGTACTGGAGACTATTGAGAATGTAATTCTGTTCAGTATATCTAATTATTTCCTTCGGTTCTCCAATGAATATAAAAAAGTTCATGGAGTAACTGAATTTGACAATAACTGGTATGAGTATGTAGAATTTGGGACAACCAATCCCATCACGATATTGTTGCAGCGGAATGGCTTCTCACGCGAGGCTGCGACATACATTCGCAGCCATCAAGCAGAGTATGTCACCACTAAAGATACGGGCATTCTATGCCTGCGAAAGGAGTTGCTAAGCTGTGGAAATACAAGTATTGAGATGGAGGCTGCGGATATCATACTGAATGCACCCGGATTGTTTGTTTGATTGTATAGTTAATATATTTCTAAATACTAACAAACTTGGAAATAGATACTTAGCAAGGAGTGATTATTTTGACAGATGACATGTTGGAAGCCTTTCGTGAAACATTGATAAATACCCTTAGATTTGACGAGGATTATAAGAAAAAAGGGAACGTGCTTAACCGTGGTGCCATAAGAAAACATGAAAAAACCCAGTAAAATCAATGTTTTTTAGGGCAGCGGAAAACGGGGCGTGTCAAAACAACTGAATTATCAGACAGAAACAGGGTGTTGTCAAGCATGACAGCACCCTGTTCTGTTCCCCGGCCAAGCCGCAGATTTTGAAAAAGTCTGCGGCTTTTCTTTTTGCCCAAAAGCAGAAAGGAGGCGACGGCCTATGTACTTCACTTCCGGCAGCGACCGGGCCTTTGAACAGCTCATGCAGGGCAAGCCCGGTTTCGACCACTACGACAGCGGCGAGGCGGTCACGCCGGAGGACTGCGGCACCTGCCGCTTTTATCGCCCGCACTGGAAATATCAATTCTGCGTCTATGCGGAATGTCCCTACCAGCCGGGCAAGCTGACCGCCTACGACGCGGTGACATTTCGAGTGAAAGGAGTTGAGAACATGGCAGTATTTCGTGTAGAGCGTAACAAGGGCTACACGGTGATGTCCAATCACCACCTGCGGAACAAGGACTTATCCCTGAAAGCCAAGGGCCTGTTATCGCAAATGCTCTCTCTGCCGGAAGATTGGGACTATACGCTCAAAGGCTTATCCCTTATCAACCGGGAGCAGATCGACGCGATCCGGGCCGCGATCCGGGAGCTGGAACAGGCCGGGTACATCGTCCGATCTCGTGAGCGCGACAGCCAAGGGCGTTTGCGCGGCGCGGACTATGTGATCTATGAACAGCCCCAGCCTGTGCCGGATTCACCTACGTTGGAAAATCCAATGTTGGATAATCCAACGCAGGAAAAGCCTACGTTGGGAAAACCAACGCAATTAAATAAAGATATATCAAGTAAAGAAAAATCAATTACTGATGTATCAATTACCGATCCCATTCCTATCCTTTCCCGACCCTCTCCTTTGGAGGACGAGGCGGCACAGCCGCCGGAACGGAAAGGAACGGAAGTGAAATCACAGAGCGCCATAGAGATTTATCGTCAAATCATCATGGACAACATCGAGTACGAACACCTTTGCCAGCACGTCAAGGGCATTGACCGGGAAACGCTGGACGAGATTGTGGACTTGCTGGTGGAAACCGTATGCAGCGCCCGCAAGACCATCCGCATTGCCGGGGACGATTACCCGGCAGAGCTGGTGAAATCCAAGCTTATGAAGCTGGACAGCTCTCACATCGAGTTTGTCTTTGACTGTTTGAGCAAGAACACTTCGGAAATCCGCAACATCAAGAAATACCTGCTGGCTATGCTGTTCAATGCGCCCAGCACGATCAACGGTTACTATACCGCGCTGGTGGCCCATGACATGAACACCGGCAAAATCTGAAAGGAGGACGGCCCTATGAAACAGGGTGCATTGATTTTCGACGAGCGCAGCGACCGTTACGACATTCGCTTTGATCTGGCGGACTATTACGGCGGCCTGCACTGTGGGGAAACCTTTGACGTGATGGTGGGCGGCAGGTGGAAGCCCACCCGCATTGGGTACGGGGCCAACTGGTATCTGGTTGGCATCCGTGCTGACGACCTTTCCGGCCTGCGGGTGAGGATTTAATCGGGGACAACCGGCGCAAGCGGCTGTCCCTTTTCTGTTTCCTGCGGCGGCTGACGGTGCCACCTTAACCGTCCCGCCGCACTTCTGCGAAAGGAGGGATAGCGATTGCAGGAGGAAGTAACCCAAAAGACAATAGCCTTTTCCATCAAATCGGCCAAGCTGACAATCCAAGTGCTGCAAGCGGCGGCCCGTAAGTCTCTGGAAACCCAAAACAAGGGCAAGACCAAGCTGCACCACGGCCAGCAGAGCCTAAAGCAGCTCAAAAAGCACGGGGCGGCCCTGTCCAATATCGAGATTACCGACGCCAACATTGGACTGTTTAAGCCCTGTGCCAAGAAATACTGCGTGGACTTCACGCTGCGGAAAGACGCCACTACCCAGCCGCCCCACTACGTCGTGATCTTCAAATCCAAGGATGCGGACAATCTGGAACAGGCGTTCAGGGAGTTTACGGCAAAGACACTCTCCAAGGAGCAGCGGCCCTCCATCCGCAAGGTGCTGTCTGCCATGAAGCAAAAGACAGCGGAGCAGACCAAGCAGCGGGCTAAGGAGAAAATCAGGGAAAGGGGGCTGGAACGATGAAGCCTGATGTGAAAAAGCTGGTGATCCTCAACCTCCCGTATCTGTTTTTTGTGTACCTGTTCGGAAAATGCGGGCAGGCGTATCGGCTGGCCGCCGGTGCCGACCTGTCGGGAAAGCTCCTGCATCTTGCAGACGGTTTTACAGCGGCCTTTGCAAATCCCCTCCCCAGCCTGCATCTGTTTGACTTCTGCGTCGGCGTTGCCGGTGCTTTGATTGTGCGGCTGGTGGTGTACTGCAAGGGCAAGAACGCCAAGAAGTACCGCAAGGGCGTGGAGTACGGCAGCGCCCGTTGGGGAACGGCCAAGGATATTGCGCCCTACATCGACCCCAAGTTTGAAAACAATATCCTGCTGACCCAAACGGAACGGCTGACTATGACCGGGAGGCCCAAAGACCCCAAGACGGCCCGGAACAAAAACGTACTGGTGATCGGCGGCAGCGGTTCAGGTAAGACACGATTTTTCGTGAAGCCAAACCTGATGCAATGCTTTCCGACCACGGACTATCCGACCTCATTTGTGGTGGCTGATCCGAAAGGCACCCTTGTTCTGGAAACAGGAAAGATGTTTCAGCAGGCGGGCTACCGCATAAAATTCCTGAACACCATCAACTTTTCCAAATCCATGAAATACAATCCTTTCGTCTACATCCACTCGGAAAAGGACGTGCTAAAGCTGGTAAATACCCTGATTGCCAACACCAAGGGCGCGCGCCCAGATAGGGCGTAGTAAGAAGTAGAATTAGGCACTACCCACTCAGATAACAGTGGAAACGACCCGCCTAA